TGTGTATGCCATGCCTTGTGTCTGGCGGCAACTATAACACTTATTTTTGCGATCAAATAGCCAACCTTTCAATGAGCAATCCCGTGCTTTATGTCGGCTCCTACTACTACTACAGTTACACGAACAGCGGCTTGTCGTTCTGTAGCGGTAGCGCTGTAGGTAGCTACCACTACTACCTCGGCGCTCGCCTCCTCAAATTATCCTGAGGGGGTTGCAAGGGGGAGGTTTCCCCCTTGCCCCCGTAGGGGTTTATATATATCAAAAATTTAATAAGGGGTTAGAAATGCCTGTCGTCGAGGGTTGCTCTTACTGCACCGTGCTTTATGTCGGCTCCAACTACAACAACAGTAACACGAACAACGGCTTGTCGTACTGTAACAGTAACACTGTAGGTAACAACAACAACAACCTCGGCGCTCGCCACCTTTTAAGGTTATTCTCCAAATATGGCATTTCTTTCAACCGCAGCCCATGCTGAAAAAGAAGCGAACAGGACAGCATTTAGTAAGCCGAAAGGATTTGAAAGATGTTGCAGCTTAAAAGGAGAGAACAAAATGCCTAAGCGGGTAGGTTTCCTGTGTGAGCAGCTACGCGACAAGCTGTTTTTAAGCAAAGTCGTTGACAATGCGCTCGAAAAAAAGAAAAAGGACAGGCAGGACGTCAAACGTGTCGTTAATGACAAAAGTGCAACGGTAGATTTCATGTATGACACTTTTGTAAACGACAGTTATATTCCGACGCCGCCGAAAATTAAGGTTATCATTGACAAATGCTCATTAAAAGAGCGTCAGCTTGCAATACAGCCGTTCGACCATGACGGCGTTATTCTCGCAGCTATAACCGAAGTTTTAAAGCCTGTGGTTATGCGCGGTATGCACCATTGGTGCTGCTCCTCGGTGAAAAACAGAGGGTCTAAGCGCATGATCGAATACAATGTCAGGGTCGCGCAAAAGAAAGCCCGCAACTCAAAGTACGTTGCCGAACTTGACGTAAAAAAGTATTATCCGTCAATTCCGCTTAAAAATGTCATAGCGGCATTAGAGCGGAAAATCAAAGACCAAAAATTTCTGCTGCTTATCGCGGTTGCAGCGTCGTGCTATCCGCAAGGCATGAAGTATGCCGTAGAGCACAATTTATCACCATATGATGTAGTCGGTGATAAAGTCGGCTTGCATATCGGCATGATCCTTAGTCAGTGGCTCGGTAATTATTACCTCGAGGCGCTTGACAGGTTCATACTTACCCTTGACGGTGTGTATTACGAAAGCCGCAACATGGATAATATAATCTTAGCAGGCAGAAATAAGCGAAAGCTGCACAGAGCTGTTGACGCTATCAGCGACTTTATGTCAAATCTGTTAGGTGTCACCCTAAAAGGCGATTGGCAGGTTTTCAAGGTGTATAAGGACAAGCATTACACCATAAACGGAAAGGAAAAAGTTAAGCGTAGCCGCAGAATCGCAACGGTAGGCTATCGTATCAGCAGAGATCGCATTACTATATGCAAAAAGAATTTCCTGCGCATGATACGACAGTGCCGCCGAGCTATGAAAAAACTGCGGAAAGGGCTTAATATCCCTGTGAAAATGGCTCAGGGTATAATCAGCCGTATCGGGCAGCTAAAACAATGTACGGATAGTTACGGTGCCTATAAGAAATATGTATATCCTATCGGCATTGGAAAACTAAAGAAGATCATTAGTAATGACGCAAAGCGTCGTAATGCACTACTGAAAGGAGTAGCATAATGATTATCAAAGACGGAACAGACCCCGTCATTGAGAAAAGAAAACGTCGTCTTGGTTTACAAGGCGACGTTTATCTTTTGGAGATAGACGGAGTAAAACAAATTGAAGATTTAGCAGGACACAAACGTCTGCTTAATTCAATGGGCGTCGTATCTACGGCAACTACCATTGAGGAGGCAGAGATCGAGCGGATCGCCTTTGAAAAGGAACAGGAAGAAAAACGCCGCAGAGAGCAGGACGACAACCCTGATGAAGCAGTAGAAAGCGAGGGCGAATAATGGCGACAAGATACCAAAAAAAGCAGATCACCGAAACCGCCCCCGATTGGACTGCGACAGGAAAAGAGCCGCCGTCCTCGTTGCGATCTCAGGGTTTTTTATCTGGCTACAAGCCGCCTGCAGCCTACGTTAACTGGTTTTGGACGAAAGTATCAACGCTTTTCGGCGAGTTAGTTACTGTTATCAATAAGATACAGGACTATCTCAACGATAAGCGTTTTTATATTCGTCAAGATATTGGCTATATATCAACTGTCGGCTATCTTATTAGTTTTCTGAATCAGTACGCGGCTATGGACGAGCCTGTAATTCTGTCGTTTATCGTTGACGCATGGCTGTTTAGCAATTTCGGTGTAGAGAGATACGATAAGGGAGAGCTGAACTGTAAAACGAAAGTCGTTACTTTTCCCAACAAAGGTATTACCCTGTTTTATAATGGCAAAACCTTTGTCAAGGTTGAATCCCCTATATCTGACCGCTCAATATCGACCAACAAAATCGACGCCACGCTACACACGGCTGCATACTGCGGGGAGATCGACACGATCGCCGATCTGAGCGACGCAATAGACACAAACGAAAGCGCTAACGACGACGCGGTTATTCTGTACTTTGATGTTGGCGTGGGATCTCTGAAAAGTATTACCCACAATTCCGCTTTCGGTATGTATTACTATCAAAACGGTATGCTGATCTTTGATAACGGCTATATTTTTACCTTTGAGGACGGCGTGCTGACGCAAAAAACACTGATAGACGCAAGCGCTATTGCTGACGGCACGATCACAAAACAAAAGCTCAGTGAAGAACTGAAAGCCGAATTAGGCTTGAGATAAGGAGGCAGAAATAAAATGTACGGAAAAATTGTAAGCACCGTCACGGGTTTAGTTGGCGGCATTATCACAACTTTACTCGGTGGGTGGACATACGGCATGACAACTCTTTTGATCTTTATGGCGGTTGACTATATCAGCGGTCTGATCGTCGCAGGTGTATTCAAGAAATCGAAAAAGACCGACAGCGGGGCGCTTGAAAGCCGCGCAGGGTGGAAAGGGCTGTGTCGTAAAGGCATGGCTCTTTTGATTGTCCTTGTGGCTTATCGGCTCGACCTGCTGATCGGCACAAATTATATCCGTGACGCGGTTGTGATCGCGTTTTGTGCAAACGAGGCTATCTCCCTCGTTGAAAATGCGGGTCTTATGGGCTTGCCCCTGCCCGACGTTATCACAAAGGCGATCGACGTACTCACGAAAAAGAAAAAGGGGGACTAAAGATGTCTGTATCAAAAGGTATTGTAATTTCGGTCTGGAACGGGATCGTCAACTTCATCAAGGCGAAAAAGGCGGGCTTTGTGTTCGCGCTGATCCGCTTAGGGTATGGCTCTTTCAGCTATCAGATCGACGAATACTACGAGCGTAACCGTGAAAAGGCAAAAGCTGCAGGGCTTAAAGTCGGCGCCTATTGGCAGACTTACGCCCGCACCGCGCGTATGGCGCGTGTTGAGGCGGCGGGCTGCATTGAGGTGCTTAACGAAATGGGTATCAGTCTGCTTGATCTGCCGATTTTCGTTAAGGCAAACAGCACCGAAGCAGCAAAGGCTTTCTGCGGAGAGCTGCAGGCGGCGGGATATAACGCAGATGTGTTGACGGTTAACGGCGGCGCGTTTATCGACGGCGTTGCCGTAGATACTACGGAGATCAAGATTAAGTCGACAAAGAAAACTGCTGTAAAGCAACCCGTAGAAGCCGCAGAATCCCCCGTAACCGACGAAAAGGATAAGGAGGTATAAGCTATGCCGTGGTGGGGCGGGCTGCTCATAGGCTTAGTTGGTGGATTTGTAGGAGGCGTAGCCGCGTGCTACGCCTTTCTTTCTACCCTGCAAAAGCGTGAAGAAGCCGCAAACAGAAAGTAGGTGCGTTGTTATGATGACAGGAAAAGACCTCAAAGCGATTGTTTCCGCGATCCCCGACGACGCGGTTGTCGATTTTGGCGTAAACGAAAGGCACGTTTGCTCCTATTATGACCCTGCGATTATCACAGGCGTGACAACGCAAACAAAGGTGTCGTTTTCTGAAAACCGCACAGAGGCGACTTTAATTTTTGATATTTCAAGATAAGAAAGGGTGGTTTTTATGACTGAAAATGAATTAAGACAACAGCCTGTATCATGGCTTGAAAACCTTAACGGCAGCACAAAGGGATCCGCAGGACACAAAAAGATACTCAACACCTTTAACAGCTCGGGGCTGTGTCGGCGCTACACTATGACAGTTAATGACGCGTGGTGCGCGACGACCGTTTCGGCGGCTATGATCGCCGTAGGTCTTGCGGGTATTTTTCCCTGCGTCGAGTGTTCCTGCGGTCAAATGATAAACCTTGCGAAAAGGGCAAGCATTTTTGTTGAGAACGACGCATACGTCGCAAAAAAGGGTGACTGCATTTTATACGATTGGGACGACAACGGCAAGGGCGACTGCACGGGCGCCCCTGAGCACGTCGGCATGATCGTAAGCGTATCGGGCGGTTACTACGATGTTATCGAGGGCAACATGGGCAGCGGCAAGGTTGGTCACCGCAGAATCGCTGTAAACGGCAGATATATTCGCGGCTTTATTACCCCGAAATACGCAAGCAAGGCGACGAGTACCGCGAGCGGCTCCACTACCACAAAACCCGCTGCAGCCTCCTCTGCCCTTAAGGTCGGCGACATTGTAAAGGTTGTCAACGCCGTCAACTACGACAACGGCAAAACCTTTAAGACCTATTACGGCAAGTATGACATAATCGAGGTAAAAGGCGACCGCATTGTTATCGGTATCGGCAAAACGGTTGTCGCGCCCGTGAAAGCCTCCAACCTTGCCCTGATCTCGGGCAGTATTGCCGTCGGCGACAAAGTCAAGGTCTTAAAGGCTGTTACATACGACGGCAAGGCGTTTAAGACCTACTCTGACAAGTACGACGTTATCGAGGTTAAGGGTGACAGGGTGGTTATCGGTATCGGTAAGACCGTGACCGCCGCTGTTAAAATCGGCAACCTCGCGAAAGCCTGATCTATCAAAACACAAATCTTGATTGCATGATGAAGCCCGCAGCGTTTTGCTGCGGGCTTTTTTCTTATGTGTTTTTTTCCTCTTTTATTTCCGCTTTAAGCTCTTTGCCAATCTGTAAGGCTTCTTTTTTGTCGCAAAATACATATCTGCAGGCTAATTCGTTACCCTTGTCGTCTAAAACTTGTACAAGGTAGCATTTGGTAACTTGTACTTTCATAACTGCACCTCACTTTTTCTTATCGGCTTGCATAGCCTCTGTAATGGCTCTTTTGATAAATTCATTGACGCTCTCTCCGCGATCGTCAGCATGAGCCTTGATGATCGCTTTGTCGCCCTTAGGGACGCGGATTTTGATTTCGTCATAATTATTTTTCATATACTTTGCTGTCGCTTTCATTTGCGCCTTGCTTATCGTCACAGTTTCACCACCTCATAATAGGGTAAATACATTGTATCATAATTATCTATCGGGTACAATATACAAAATGCACAATATATCGGGTACAATATTGTAAGAATTGCGTATTGATATATCGGGTACAATATAGTAAAATAATGATAGTAAAGAGAGCCTGACGAAAAAGTCGGGGGATCGCGGTTACAAGTCCAGAGCTTAACCGTTTGGTCGCGGTTAAGGCTAAAGTACAAGCTACGGCTTGCAGGCGAGGCAACCTAAGAAGCTGTTAGGTTCGAGCTGGTGGAACTTCCTAAGATAGACAAGGGGAATATTACGAAGCGATCTTAAAGATCCCGTAGATGGCTCTCTTTACAACCCCATAACGGAGGATAACAACAAAGGAGATCACAGTATGCACGAAGTAGTAAAGATGTACGAAGTAGTAAAGGTTGTTAAAGGATATGAGATCAAGCGCATGATAGGCACACACGGCGCCTATCATGTAACCGTTAAGGATTTGGGTAACGGTTTTAGCAAGTATCACATTTTCAAGACGATCAAATCCGCTGTTGAGTTTATCAACAAAACCTTATAAATCAACCCACGCCGAGGGCGGCGGCTAAACCGCCAACGAAAGGAGAGAGCAACATGACAGTAACAATCACGACCATGTTTTATAGGGTATTTTTCTCGTATAGAAAGCACATTTCAGAAACCGACTACAGCAAGGTCAAAGTTGTTAAAGATAGTATTGATATTCGATACATTCGCAAGGACAACGACCCTGTTAACGAAAATGAGATTCTCAAGATCGCTCACAACGAAGTTAACAAACACTTGTGCTACCTCAAATCTGATATTACTTCTTTACGTTATCTCGGTTGTGAACAGAAAGAATACACAGTTTAAATAAACCGCTGACCTATCGGCTACACGGGGAGAAAGGAAAACACATGAAAATCAAGGCATTAACAAGATTGATGAACGACCACGGCACACGCCCGAGAATAAAAGTTTTAGATCAGAGAATCGGTTGCTCTGTTCTCATTTATGAGGGCAACCCAAACAACATTAGCGACGAAATAGCGGAGCTGAAAGTAAACAGTTTTACGGTGTTAGGCAAGGGCTTTATCGAAATATACACACAAAAGGAAAGGAGCTAATCATGGACGAAATCAAACTTACCCGCGAACAATGGGAGCTTTTGAGAAAGTACATTATCTGGACGGAACGGCACCGAAAGAACGAGGTCGAGATTTGGCAAAGCATAAACTTTGAAATGCCGTCAGAGGCAGCCAAAGACGCCCTCGCTACATGGCAGGAAATGGATCTCGGGCTTGAAAAGCTGCTTAATACGATTGAATGACAGGAGGTAACAACATGACTTTTTCATTGGTGCAGGATAATATCAGAAACAACGCTCGTATTCAGAGCAACACAAAGCACGAGGGTAAAAAGGTGTACGCGCTGCATAAGCCCGACAGCTACCTCGGCATGGCAACGATCAGCGAGAAGCTCGTCAACAGTTATACCAAAGACGGGTTTAAGGTGATCGGAGTGTTCTTGAACGGGGAGGAACAGCCCGAAAAAGCAATCAAGCTGATACCTAAGCATTGGTATAAATTCGATGATCGCGGCGAAATCCATGTCGGGTATTACTACGGCAGGCAGAGGGGCTTTGAGTGCTGCGTCTGCGGTAAAGGCGAGTATTGCCACTGTTTCAATATTTGGTATGTGTCAGACGGCGGCAAACACGTTGATTATGAAACATGGGGTTACGGTGCCTCCCATTTGCCTAAGATCATCGAGGACTTAGGAGAACACGACGGCATACTGAAAGACAATCAAGACGATTGACGAATAAAAACGCACGGTAACGCATTTTTAATGCACCGTGCGTTTTCTAACGCACGCCTGCAGCGTTAAACGTGCGTTGTCCTGCTTTATGATTTGTTAGTTGTGTGTTAGTTGTGCGTTAGTTATAGGGGCTAATTTAGCCGACTTTAGACAACCGCAGAAATTGAACAACCCCGATAACAAAGCCGTTATCGGGGTTGCGTAGGTTATAATAACCTTGGTTGCGGGGGTGGGACAACCCGCATAAAACCTACGAAAACAGCCGTCTTTGTTAGTTGTTTGTTAGTTGCGAAATATCAAGGGGCATTTTGCCCGCGTTTTTCTGCTGCGTGTTCAAAATCAAAAATGAACACTACGGGATCAGGTTGATCGTTTCAACGAGCTTTGATAGCTCAATGTGGGTGTATACCTTTTCGGTCAAATTCATTATTGACTTATGCCCGACGATGAACTTGATTATAGTTTTGTCGGCGCCGTTCATAGTGAGCTGCGTGATACAGGTATGTCGCGTTTCGTGTATCGTGTGCGACAGGTTAAGGTTATCAAGCAGCGGGTGCCAGTATCGCTTAGAAAAATTGCTGTAGGTGAATGGATCCCCCTCGATCGTGGTAAACACCTTGCTGCATTGTGATTTATTGTAAAAGCGTTTCCAGTATGGCAGCACCCTGTCGGCGATCGGGACGTTACGAATACCTGACGGCGTTTTGCTGTCCTTGATAAAGGCAATCTGTTTATCAAAATCGACCTCTGTTTTTTCAAGATCAAGCAGCTCGCTGATTCTGACGCCCGAATAGATCAGAATAAGTATCATAGAAATATACTCATTTTCCTGCACGTTATCCCATAGAAACTTAATGTCGTCCGTAGAAAACGGCTCTTTGATCGCCTGCGCCGACTTAACGGGGTTTTTAAGCCCATCGGTATAGCTTTTCTTTAGATAATCATTTGCAACGCACCATGTAAAGACCTGATTAAATAGCCCCTGTATTTTGTGTACGCTGTCATAGCGGAGGTGGCTGTTATGATTTAGAACGTCCTGCAGGTGACGCTGCTTAATATCGCAAATCCTCATGCTGTGGATCTCTGCGCATTGTTTAAAAGCAGTCTTGCGGTTGCTTAGGGTTTTCTTTGAAAGCCCCTCACTGTTTTTTGCAGACCATAATTCGTATATTTCCGCAAAGGTTTTCTGCGCGACGTTTACGTCATACGGGTTATCATTGAAGTCGGCAAGAGCCTGCAGCGCCGACTGCTGATTCTCATAATAGCCGATAATATTATAATTCTGTTTCTTTTTCCCTGTTTCGACGTTTACCGTCCAACCTGTTGTAACTCGCGCGATCCACGGCTTGCGCCTATTGCCCGACAGTTTGTAAACCGTGCCGTATCCGTTGGGTAATCTCATTATTATACCTCCTATTGACTTTTTGCAAATAGGAATGGTATAATTCATTATAGACCTATCCTATTTGCTATCCTTTATGCGTGGGATAAATGGGTTTAGGTTTTTCCTTTCGAGCCGCCTGTAGCTGCAACTACAGGCGGCTTTTTCTATTATTGCAACTTATTTACAACTAAATTACAACTAAGTTGCAAGTAGCTTTATAGTAGCTTTATAGTAACGTAACAGTAACGTTACTATTGCGTTAGCGTAACGCTTTATCGCGGACGATCACGCCCTGAAATTATAAGGCTTTGCAAGGCTTTGCAAGGTTGCCGCCGATCAGCGCCCATAAAAGCGGCATTAAAAGCGGCATTAAAAGCGGCGTTTGCTGTTTTTCATAACGTAACAGTAACGTTATTATAACGCTCTTAGAATAAGATATATATTATAGTTATATAGTATATATATTTATAAAGAAAGAAATATATAAAGAAAGAATAAAGGCGTCACAGATTGTATAACAAGCCTGAATGATAATCAAAACTTTGCCCGAAGCTCAACAACTTTGCCGAGGCATACGACGGGTATGTCGCTTGTCTGCTGCTTTGAAAATGTCAAGACGTTATATGCGGGGTTAGTGGGGACAAGGTTGATACCGCCGTCAAATTTCTGCACTTTCTTGATCGTAGCCTCATCACCGTTGATTAGGAAAATTGCAATTTCTCCGCTATCAACGTCCTCTTGCTTACGGACGATAACGACGTCGCCGTCTTTAAAGCGAGGCTCCATACTGTCGCCCTTGACCTGTAACGCGAAGTATTCCCCGTGCTTTGCCAATTCCTCGGGGATTTCTTCATAATCGAGTATGTTTTCGATAGCCTCCATCGGATAGCCCGCGACCACGCGCCCGAGGACAGGGATAGAAACAGTCTTTTTGCGCGTCTTTTCTACGGAATCTGTCGGAGCGAACAACGTTGCGGGCGTAACACCTAAAACCTCTGCGAACGCGATTATTTTGTTGTATGATAGATCATACTTGTCTGTTTCGATTTTGCTAATTGATGTTTTGTGTGCAAAGCCTAATGCTTTTGCTAAATCTTCTTGCGTAAGACCTTTAGCTTCTCTTAGTTGTCGTATCTTTTCACCGATAGTCATTGTAATCACCTCGCTGTGTCACTTATTATACACCTAAGTTGATAAAATTTCAACTTTTATTGAAAAATTTTCAAAAATACTGTTGACAAATCGTCTACAACGTGATAAGATAACGTCGGTGTAGATAAATAATCTACCTAACGGCGGCGAAAAGGAGGTGATTAGTGTATTATGATTGATACCGAGAAGCTGAAAGGCGCTGTTGTAGCTGCGGGCTTAACGCAGGCAGAAATTGCCGATAAAATCGGGCTTTCTCCGACCGCTTTTAACAATAAGGTTACGAATAAGACGGAGTTTAAGGCGAGCGAGATCGCAAAGATCGTGTCTTTGCTTAATTTGAGTGAGCACGAGATCAGCTGTATTTTTTTTGCGAAGCAGGTAGATAAATTATCTACCTAAGCGACACAATATCTCATGCGCTTAATGAGTGCGTCGCCTTTTCCCATATAGTCTTAAGCACGGGCGTTTTCTTCCCGCGCCCCATTACGCAGAAATGCGCCACAAGCAGTACGGTTTGCAAAAGACAAAGTTTAGTAGTTGCCACATAACTAAGCGGGCGGCGCACCGATTAAACGCATGAGATAAAGGACGAAAAGAATGTTTATTGAAAACGTAACACGATTGATGAACGAAAAAGGAATAAGTCAGGCTGAATTATCCCGCCTTACGGGGCTGCAGAGGTCAAGCATAAGTCAATACCTATCGGGTAGAAATACACCTCGGCAGAAAGCCCTTGACGCTATTGCAGGAGCGTTAGGCGTAACCGCAGCAGATTTAAGCAGCGGCGAAAAAAAGATAACGGTCAAGACCGCAGCCGAGCTTATGGGAGTTTCAGAGCAGTTTGTACGGGTGGCTATGCAACAAAAACAACTGCCGATCGGCACGGCTGTGAAGCTCACAGGCAGCAAGTACACATACTACATAAGCCCGAAGCTCTTTACCGAGTACACGGGTATCAAAATTTAGAAAGGGAAAACCAAAATGAAAAGACGCATAGAGGATATGGAACATAGATTTTCAGATACACAAGCATACCTGTACGGCTGCGGCGTTCTGCTGCTGATCGCGCGGGTTATCAAATCGGCGCTGCTGTGGTTGTGGGATTATCTCAACCATGTACTGATCGTCTGCCTCATGTTCAGTATCTCGCTTACGATCGCGGGACTGGAGGTTGACGCATTATCGGTAGCATTGGCGCTGATTTTGTTTATTACGCAGGTTATTGTCGGCGTCGTTCTGATACGGGCGATCGTGACCGAAAGAAAGGTGAAACGCATTGAAGAAAGCCCGAAAGTCGTTGTGCAAAACGTGCAGACAGTGTCGCCACTTTCTAAGGTGTCCGAGCCGCAGCAGAATGTACCCATGCACACAATTTAAGGAGAAAGGAAAAATCAAACATGGTAAATGAAATCATTAAGGTCGAGCAGCTGCCTGTTATATCGCAGAGGCTTGCGACGATCAAAGCCACCATCGAAAAGCAGGTCGCTTTTGCAGAGGCGCTTGTTTGTACCGAGGATAACTTACAGGAAGTCAAGAAGATCAAAGAGGGACTGAACAAGCAGTTTAACGAACTCGAAGATCAGCGCAAGGCGGTTAAGAATGAAATATTAGCCCCTTATAGTGAGTTTGAGGCGCAGTACAAGGAATGTGTGACGATCCCGTTCAAAACAGCAACACAGGCGCTCAAAGATAAGACGGACGCTATCGACAATGAGCTGAAACGGCAGAAAACCGAGAAAGCCAAAGACCACTATAACAAGAAACTGGCTGCAAGCGGTATCGTCGAAGATTACGGCGAGTTTTTCACCTTTGAAACCGTGGGGCTGAACGTCACAAAGTCGGTAAGTGACAAGAAACTGAGGGAGCAGGTTGACAGCTTCATCGACAGAATCGTTGATGATCTCGCCCTGATCGCAGAACAAGCCCACGCCGACGAGGTGCTTTACGAATACAGGCGCAAGGGTGGCGAAAGCTATCTCAATGTCAGTAACGCTATCCGCGGCGTCAACGCAAAATATAAGCAGATCGAGGAAGAAAAGGCACGGGCTGCCGAGCGAGAAGCAAGAGCAGCGGAAACAGCTGCAGCCGTTGCTAAGGTTGACGCGGCGATCAAGAAAACGCCCGCCGCTCCGCCCGTTGAAGTACAGGAAACCCCTGTTACTCCTCCTGATGATCCGACATTAACGGTTGCTTTTAAGGTGACCGACACAATATCAAGGCTGAGAAAGCTGAAAGAATACATGGAAAGAGAGGGCTACAAGTATGTGTGATACCAACGCGGGAAACAAAGAGATTGCGGTTGTCTACAAGGCAGGCGGACAGGAAATCAAGCTAACGCCGTCTATCGTGCAGAATTATATCGTCGGCGCGAATAACGGAAAGATCACCCTGCAGGAGTTTAAGATGTTCACCGAGCTTTGCAAGGTGCGACACCTTAACCCGTTCTTACAGGAGGCGTACTGTATCAAGTACAGCGATAACGAGCCTGCAACAATCGTTGTCGGCAAAGGCGCTATCGAGAAACGTGCCGACAGAAACCCGCAGTATGACGGCAAAGAAAGCGGCATAATCGTTGTCGGTGAAGATGGCAAGCCCATCGAGCGTAAAGGCTGCTTTTATTTGCCCGAGGAAAAGGTCGTCGGCGGGTGGGCGTATGTTTACCGTAAGGACAGACAGCACCCGACGTATTGCTCTGTAGCTATCGGAGAAGTGGCGCAGCGGAAGAAAAACGGCGAGCTTAACAAGAATTGGGCGAACAAGCCCGCGACTATGATCGAAAAAGTCGCTAAGGTAAGGGCGCTGCGCGAGGCGTTCACTGAGGAGCTTGACGGTATGTATGAAGCTGAGGAAATGGGCGTTTCACTTCCTGCGGACAACGTAGCACCGCAGCCCATACAGGACGAGCCTGTTGTCGTACCGCAGAACGACGCCTTTGACGACAGCGGCGAAGTCGAAAAGGTTGACGCCGAGGTCGTTTCTATGAAAGACCTGTAATGCAGTATCAGATCATATCAACAGGCTCAAAGGGAAACGCCGTAGTCGTCGGCGGTTATATTCTGATAGACTGCGGCGTCCCCTTTAAGAGCTTACAGGCGGTTTGCGAAGATATAAAGATCGTGCTGCTTACGCATATACACGGCGATCACTTTAAGCCCTCGACGATCAGACGGCTCGCGAAAGAATATCCCGCGCTCAGGTTTGGCTGCTGCGATTGGTTGGTATCGGACTTGGTAAAGTGCGGCGTCAGTAAGCGGAATATAGACGTTTATGACCTCGGCAAGATTTACCACTATAAAAACCTTGCGTTGAAAGTCAACCCGATAAAGCTGTATCACGATGTACCACAATGCGGGTATAGGTTGAATGTAAACGGTCAAAAGGTGATCTATGCAACCGATACGGCGCACCTCGAGGGCATAACAGCCCGTGATTACGACCTCTACATGATAGAGGCAAATTATATGGACGACGATTTGCAAGAACGCATACAGCGTAAGCAGGCAGATGGTGGATATATCTACGAGCATAAAGTAGCTTACCGTCATTTATCAAAAGAACAGGCTGACGCTTTCATATATAGCAATATGGGAGATCGCAGCGAATACGTTTACTTACATGAACACAAGGAGGATTGACGATGTATATTGACCCGTTCGTAGCAGGCGTGCTTACCACGGTACTTGTGCTTGCGGTATGGCTGATCGCTTACGGGCTGATTCTTAATCACAAGGGAAAGGGCAAGAAATAATGAAGAAAATCGAAAACGATTGCGTCGGTTGCCCTGCAGGTGTGCCGTGCCTCGGCAGCTCTTGCCCTAACAGGAACGTTGCGCACTATTATTGCGACGATTGCAAGGAAGAAGCCCCTTTATACGAATATGATGGCGAGGAGCTTTGTATCGAATGTATCAGAAAGCGTCTGCAACACGTTGAGGGCAGCGCTTACGAACAGTAACGGAGGTATCACGAATGATTAACAGGGTTATTCTTATGGGTCGCCTTTGCGGGGATCCCGAATTAAAACACACCAACAGCGGCGTCGCCGTTTCGAGTTTTCGGATTGCGGTTGATCGCGGCTATGTAAAACAGGGAGAGGAGCGACAGACCGACTTTTTTGATGTTGTAGCGTGGCGCAGCTCGGCAGAGTTTGTCTGTAGGCGCTTTTCAAAAGGCAGCTTGATCGCTGTAGACGGACAGCTCCAGTCACGCACATATCAGACGCGCGACGGGAAAAACCGCACCGTCGTTGAAGTGATGGCAGAAAATATCAGTTTCACGGGCGAAAGGCGCGACGCCGCGCCCGCTGCGGGTTACAGCAACAACCCCGCTGATAATTACGCGGCAGCACCCGCTGACGGGTTTATTGATATGCCGCCCGACGACATACCGTTTTAAGGGGGTGCAGCATGGCTAATTTCAAGATCGAAAGCGTTGTCAAGAATATCTTGACCGATGTACCTGCAACCCGAACGGACGATTACCTGCTTTACAGGGAAATCTGCAATCGTGTTTGCCCGCGGGCGGGAGCGCTACCGCTGACGACGGCACTTGAAAATCACAAGGCGCTCGGTATGCCGTCATGGGAAACAGTATCACGCTGCAGGCGTAAGATTCAGGAGCGCAGCCCTGAGCTGCGGGATCCTGCGACGGCTAAGGTCAGAGCCGAAGAAGAAAAGCAATACAAAAAATATGCGTGGGGTTAATGATGGCAAAAATCAAGATCACTTTTGATAACCATTTCAACGCAGGCGTTGAAGCCGACATTTCGGACGCCGATTTGCCTAACCTGATAAACGCTGTGTTGTGTACAGCTGAAACGGTGGCGACCGTTACACAAAAGCCCGTTGAAGAAATCCTCGCTATGGCGTGTTCATTGAATAGATTTGAAAAGGAACTCGGCGCCCCGACAGAAAAAACGGTTATTGTAATGCCGCATTTGGATAAGGACAAGCCCCATGATTAAGAAAATCACGTTAGAAAGGGACGAAAAGGGTGGCGTCCACATTGAGTATATCGGCGTCAAGAAAAACGACGTTTTAGTTATGACGGCAGCGCTGATCGTGCATATCGCCTCGGTGTTCAGCATGGCGATCAGGGACGTTGTGAGGGTCGTTTATATGACGACAAAGCGTATCACGGAGGGCGACGATGACACTGCAACAGGTAAATGAGGCGATATGGTACGGGCGCCTTGTATCGTGTAACGGCATACGTTACAAGGCTGCTGCGGTAGTTAAGAGCCGAAGCAAGAAAAAACCCGAATGGAGCTATGACGTGGTGCTGCAGGATTTGAACACCAACAGCATTACGATAGCAAAACCCGAACAAGTTAAGGAGGTGGCTACTTGAAAAAAGTACCGAGTATCATTGACTTTGCTGACGGCAGCGTTGTTGACCGTATCAACTTTGAGTTGGCAAAGCTCATTGAAAACATTGAAAACCCGAACACCGACGAAAAGGTACGGACACTGGAAATCAAGATCAAACTGACGCCTAAGAACGGGCGCAAGAGCATTGACGCCGAGTATTCCGTTGTCGGTAAACCCCGCCCGATCTCACCTGTCAGCGCTTCAATGGTTGTGCAGCAATCTGAGGGCAGCACGTCTGTATTCGAGGCTGACGGTATCGGCGAGGGACAAGTTGACCTGTTCGGCGAAGTACATCAGGTCAAGTACATAGAACTCAGCAACAACAGTATCAAGATTCAGGAGGACTAAATCATGGACGGAACAGCAGTAAAAGAAATTCAGCGCCTTGTAGAAAAGGGCGCACAGATCGTAGATGTAAACGGCAAAACCTTTACCAACGGCGATTACCATATCCTCAGGCACAAGGATAAGGCAGAAACGCTCGGATTCAAAAGTCTGAGCAGCATTGTACCTATCCTGCGCAATGAGATCGAGAAAGGACGTTTTTGCGCCCCGCTCTATATCGTTGTTGAAGATCACAGAAACGTTGCGGTTATCACCGCGCTTGACGACGAAGCGGACAGAGAGCGTCCGTATGAGGTGCAGGCTGAAAGCTGCGACTTTACCTTTGGCAGATATTACTGCTATGAGGATTTCGTGATCGCCCTGCGCTCAATGTTTGTACAGAACGACGGCAGAGATCAGCTGCTTGCTTTCTTAAAGACAGTAAGCGACATTGAGGGCGTCGAAATCGGCGACGACGGGGTAACTCAGCGCGTTACCACGCAATCAACTGTCAGCGGCGCAAAGGCGATCCCGCCTATTCAGCGGCTTGCGCCTTACCGCACCTTTACCGAGGTTATGCAACCCGAAAGTGATTTCCTTTTCCGCGTGAAGCAGGGCGGGCAGTTTGCCTTGTTTGAAGCTGACGGCGGCGCATGGAAACACAAAGCGCGGGCAAGGATCGCCGAATACTACACAGACGTTCTTACCGACCTCGTCAGCGAGGGTAAGGTTATTATCCTGAGTTAAGGAGGTGACATGATATGTTTAAGTAGACTGCGTAACAGATTCACTATCCATATTTTTATACCCATAGTAGCAGGGCGGGTAACACCGCCCTCAGATATGCGGGCATAGCGTAACGGTAGCGCAACGGTCTTTGACACCGTATGAGGCGGCTCGACACCGCCTGCCCGTACCAACTTCTTTTTTAGGTGATTGTATGAAATGGATCAAGGTAGCAACTGACTTGCCGAACGACGAAAAAATACAGATTATTGAAGCTATGCCGAACGGGGACACCTACATTGTGATATGGTTTAAGCTCCTTTGCGTGGCGGGCAAGCTGAACAGTAACGGCGCGATCACAATAAACGATAAACCGATCAACGCCGACAGCCTTTCTATCCTCCTGCACCGCCCTGTAGATGTGGTGAAAGAAGCTGTAAACCTGTTCATTGATTACGGCATGGTCGATTGGGACAGAGAAACAGGCGTGATCTACATATCCAACTGGCAGAAATATCAAAGCATGGAAGAAATCGCAAAGGAGCAGAATAGGCAGCGTCAAGCACGATACCGCGCAAGAAATAAGGTTATAAATAACGCTATGGATAACGTTACTGTAACGCCCGAAACCTGCAAGGCGATCGTCGACTATCTGAACGAAAAGGCGGGTACAGAATACGATCACAAGCAGCAGGAAACGATCTTGCTGATAAACGCACGAATTACAGAGGGCTATTCTGCAAAGGACTTTGAAACCGTAATCGACAAAAAGTGCGCTGAATGGCTCGAAACAGAGTTTGCACAATACTTACGCCCGTCTACCCTGTTCGGCAAGAAGTTTGAAAGCTATCTGAAAGCCCCTGCCGCTGCGCCCAAAAGGAAGAACAAAAGAGGCAGTATGTACAGCGCAGAGGGTGCGAGCTTTGATATATCAAAGTATGAAAAAGATAGTTTATTTAACGATTAAGAGGGTGTTATTATGGTAGATTTTTGGCGCTGTTTGGGTATTGGCGCGTTTATAGGTGTTTTTGTCGGCATGGTGGTCGCTATAAATCTTTTGGAGTGGCTGTCGGGTGACAAAAAGCGCCACAAGAAAAAGCATGAAAGAAAGAGATTCAGAAACCACTGATAAGGGCGTAAAAAACATGGAAGATCAGCAAAAAAGAATAATATCTTGGAGCGGCGGAAAAGACAGCACAGCAACAATTATTCTTGCTCATGAAATGGGAATAAAGATAGATGAGGTCATAACTTGCTTTGTGTGGTTTGATAAAAAAAGAGGAATATACGGAGAGCCGACAGAAAAGCTCGACTGGATGATAAATCACGCAAAACCCATTATTGAAAGTTGGGGTTATCCAGTAAAAATAATATCATCTGACAAAGATTATTTATATTGGTTTAACCATATACGGAAAAAATCAACTCACCCCGAATTTATCGGTAAACGCTACGGGTTTGTAATGGGTGGACGTTGCAAAATGCAAGGCGAAAAGGTTACGCCTATACGCAGATATAAAAAAGAACACTTTCCAAAGGCTGTTGAGTATGTTGGAATATGCGCAGATGAGCCTGAAAGGCTCGAGAGAATGACCAACCGACAGCAGCGGTCTTTACTTGCTGAAAACGGGCTAACACAATTCGACGCAATTCAGAAATGCAAAGATTACAAATTGCTGTTACCTACATACAACGCGGCAAAGCGTAGGGACGGCTGTTGGTTTTGTCCTAATCAAAAACTGCCTGAAATGGCAGAAACAAAGCAAAAGCACCCTGAATTATGGGAAGAACTAAGAAAACTGTCAAAGTACAAAGATGTAATATCACGCAGTTTCAAATACGGCAAGACATTCGATGAAGTGGATAGAGAAGTTGACGAATACATAAAAAATCCTCCACCAGTGCAGCTTACGTTTTTTGATATTCCCGATTTATAAACCCGAGGTGAATTATGATTGAACTTAACAAGTTATACAACTGCGATTGCATGGAGCTGATGGCTCAGATCCCCGACAAGTATTTTGAGTTAGCGATCGTCGACCCGCCTTACGGCGGGGGCGCTGATAATGTCAATAATTCCGTTAAAGAATTAAGCGGGGGGGGGTACAGACTGGCAGCATAAAAAGCGCTCCCGTTTCGGCGGACGGTTTGACAAATACCATATCGAAAGTAAACCACGCATACGGGGGTCGCTTTGCGAAATATCAGAAAACGACAGGGGGTATCTTTGACCCCGATATTTCCGCTGATAGGGTAGGGCGCTCATGGTCGAAGAAATACGGAACGGATATAAACCATTGGGATATAGCCCCGTCGCCCGAATACTTTGCGGAGCTTGCCCGTGTATCACAGAATCAGATCATATGGGGCGGTAATTACTTCAACCTGCCGCCGACGCGCTGCTTTCTGATATGGAAGAAGCTGACAATATCCGAAAACTTCACTATGGCTATGTGTGAATACGCATGGACGAGCTTTAACGATAATGCAAAGGTGTTTGAATACGCGCCGCAGGACAAAGCGCGATTTCACCCGACGCAAAAGCCTGTCGCGCTGTATGAATGGATATTGAACAGGTACGCCCACAAAGGCGACAAAATACTTGATACACACGCGGGATCCGCGTCCTCGTTGGTAGCCTGTCATAACATGGGCTTTGATTTCGTCGGCTGTGAGATCGACGAGGAGTATTACAGGCTTGCAAACGAACGCCTGCAGGCAGCGCAGGCACAATTAACTTTGTTTTAGGAGGAAATTATATGAGCGTTAAGATTAGCGGCAATTTGCCGAAAGTGTGCGCCGAGTGCAACAACTGGCAAGGTTGTTTTTCAAAGGCTGATTATCGACACAAAAATGCAAGGTGCGGTTGGTGTATGTATAACGGCGCTGTTGAGATACCGACGCCGCACGGCGATCTGATTGACCGTAATGCCGTAATCAATAGGGCTTTGAATTTAGGAACAAGCCACGACCCGATTGTAGCAGCGGTTATCGAGGCGACTATACAAGTATTGCTGTTGGCAATAAAGGATATTCCCGCAGTCATAAACGCCGAGGGAAAGGAGGCAAGGCATGAGTGATCTGCTGATAAAGGGTATGGAAATGCCGAAAGACTGTGCGGAATGTCCTATTCGGAATCAAGAATTTTATAAACACGGTCGTGCTTTTTTGGGGTGTTCCCTTTGTGTTAGTTGGGGATCTGCAATTTCACGAGCAGATGATTGTCCGCTCGCCGAATTATCTACGCACGGCAGGCTGATTGACGCGGACGAATTGATTAAGCGATTAACCGAAAGCGGAAACTATGTGTCGCCTGCTATAATGGCGTACATTGAAACCGCTCCAACCATCATAGAAGCGGAGCAAGGCGATGGCTAATAGACATATTCTTCACGTGTCAAAACTTGATGATTTTATCCTCTGGTTAAAGCAAGATGGGTGGCTGATACAACCCTGTAAAGGATATTATGAGAAGCTGAGAGCTAAGAAAGGAAAGCGAACGCTTATAGTATATTTCAGGTTTGCAGACATCTTAAATCATTACACGGTTCAAGATAAAGATGTTTCGATTGTAAAAGCGTATTTACGAGATAGGAGGAAAAACAATGAGCCTGATGATTCAAGGTATGGAAATGCCTAAAAGATGTTATGATTGCGAATTGTTCAGCGGAGAGGGCTATTTATGCCCTTTAGTTGAAACTACCGATAACTGGCAGGAAATCATGTACAAAAGGGTCGCGGATTGCCCGCTCGTCGAAATTCCTACACCACACGGAAGATTAATTGACGCAGACGCTTATCAGTATAGCGGAGATTTAATTGATGAACCCACTATCATAGAAGCGGAGGAATAAGAATGAGTAGCATATTGATTAAGGGCGCGGAAATGCCGATAAGCTGTACAGAGTGCCCCTGTTATGATGATATGGAAACCTGTTTTTGTAATGTGCTTGATAGTTATTGCGAACAGTATAAAACAGAACGACACCCTGACTGCCCCCTCGTGGAAATTCCTGCCCCGCATGGGCGTCTGATTGAAGCACCTAACGAGATCAGCTATGCAGAGTTGTATAGATACAACCCTGATGATTATATCGGGATAGCAGAATACTTTGCAAATCAAATCAGGGAGCTGCCGACCATTATAGAAGCGGAGGAGTGAATATGTGCGAAACAAACAGACGCCGCGAGATTATTGCAAAGATCAGAAGCGGCGAGATTTCCTGCCCTGATACCTGCCCGATCGCAGATAAGTGTGAGCGCCCAAAACACAACTATTGGGGGAGTGTGACGAGGCAGATAAGGTGCGCAAACAGCATTATGAAAGCGGAGGAAAAAGAAAAATGACAAATCAAGAAGCATTGACCGAATTACGGGCGAGCATAGAGGGCTGCGGCTTTCAATGTCATATTGAAACGTACAGGGCAGCTATTAAAGCGCTTGAAAAGCAGGTGCCTAAAAAGCCTCATGTTCACCCGCTTTACGGGCAATCGTTTTACAACTGCCCGACTTGTGGCGCGGGTAAGTTTGCAATAATGCGCGGAAAGAAAACACGAAATGATTATTGCCTAAAATGCGGACAGGCTTTAGATTGGGAGGACGATCATAATGCCGAGGGGTAAGAAGTACAACGCCGCCGAAAAGCACTTTATCGAAAAAGAACGGCGGTATCAAAAGCAAATACGTTACCTTAATGATGTGATCGCCGCGCAGAAACTTGAAATTGAACAGCTGAAAATCGCTGTCAATGAGCGGGATAACAAAATCCTTTCACAAACAGACTGGATCAATCGACTGCTTGAATATACCGAGCTTGAAAAGGAAGATATAAAGGCAGCCTGCGAAACTGACAAACGGCGCAAGCAACAGCACCGCGACGCGGTTGCTGCCCTTGCTTTTGCAGAAAGGATCCGACAACAATGTCTTTTTTAAAGAAATGCCCCGTCTGCAAGTCGGACGCCGCCGAGATCACCGAGTTTATCCGAATAACCCTGCCAATCAGATTCAGCGGCAGCGGGTATAAGGTATGCTGCAGAGTATGCGGGCATAAAGGAAAGTACAGCGCAACGCGGCTCGGCGCAATCAGATTATGGAACAGTAATTTACATAGGGGGTAATCATGGCTAAATTCATTGACGCAGAAAAGCTCAAAGAATCATTTGTTACTGCAGGGCTGTTTGATATTGGGGAGTTAGGCGTTATTCTCCCGATCATCGACGAGCAGCCGCATATAAACGTATCAGACGACAAAACGGCAGGAGGTGTAGCATGACACCCGAAAAAGCAGTTACATATATGTCGGCGCTCAAAAACACGATCAACGAGTATTTACCCGACGAGGACGCGCAGACGGCTTTTAATATGGCGATCGACGCGCTCCAGAGGCACGGGATAAAGGCGCAGCGCCGTGTGTTGTATTTCGACAATCCTGTTAAGGTCAGCGCGGCAATATTCCGCGCAGGGGCAAAGGTTTTAAAATGCCCTAAATGCAATACCTTTGTTTTGCCGAGCCACAAGTATTGTTTTTACTGCGGGCAGGCATTTGAGGAGGTTAATAATGACAAACGCAATTAGCACCTCGCGACAACATTTATATCCAAACATACGAAAGAAAATCACACAATGGCTTAGTATGTATGTGAAGTTTGCGCCCGACGCATATCAAGCCTCAGGCGAATTGCGGGTATCTGCGATTCAAACGGCTTTCTGCTTTTTGATAGATCAGCGCGTTTTTGACAATACAGATGAAATCAAGCAGGAATTTGCCAAAGTACACAGAGCGATAATACCAGATTTCTTATTTGTACAGGAGGTGCCGCATGAAGCCCGATAGAGCTATTGAAATATTAGAGGGCGCAGACGCGACGCCGCAGGAACTCAACGAGGCTGTCGCGATCGGCGCGGCGGCGATCAAGGCGCACCGTTTCGGGCTAAAGCCGATCGACACTGTGGGTCGGTTTATGGGAAAGCACAGGGGCGGTAAATGTCCGATTTGTGGCGCTACGGTAAACAGCGCCTATTATGCGTATTGCCGAAGCTGCGGGCAGCGTATCGAATGGCGCGGCGTATTTAGGCAGCCGTACCGTGAGGGGGACACCGTCTTTTATATCGTAAAAGATACGAAAGTCACGGTTATCCTGCGGGCTACGGTCGCAAAAATACTCGGTGAAACGGCACAGCTCGACACCGAAGATCAGGGCAGCTTTTTTGTAACGCCCGACGACTTCTATTATACGGTGTTTCCTACGCGCGAACTTTCAGAAAAATTCCTCAGGGGTGAGTTTGAATGTGTCTGCGAGGACTGATAGCGGGGTTTATCATCGGGCTGACCGTTGGCGTCGAAATACGCACGATAATTGAATTGATAAAGCTGTGCAGGCAGCTAAGACAGGAGGAAAAAAGCGAAGATGTGGAATCTGAAAGCGAAACCGCTGCAAGAAGCGATTAACACCTACGGCGCCGCAAATCAGGTTTTAAAGGCTGTCGAGGAAATGAGCGAGCTGCAGCAGGTGCTTTGCAAGGCGCTCGCCGAAAGCCCGAAAGACTATTTTGATATAGGCGAGATCAACCCGACAACACTTTCCCACGTTTACGAGGAAATGGCTGACGTGTTGATTATGTGGGCGCAGCTTTCGCTGATCTTCAATAACGACAGGGCTATCGAAGAAAATAAACGCTATAAGCTCGCCCGCCTTGCACAAAGAATACTTGAAATCAAACAGGAGGCAGAAAAATGACAAAGAAGCACAAAAAGATCAAATGTGCTTGCAGATATGCGAGAAAGCACGACGATAAATATATCCGCTGCGTCAGGGACAAGAGCCTGCGCCGTCCGAAAAAGGGCTGCAACCGTTGCGCCTTTCGTGACGATCGCTCGTTATGGCGTCGAATCATTGACCGTTTTGCGAAACGATGAAAAGCATATTACAAGACCGTAAGGAGTGCTATTTCACCAAAAGCACGACAGGATTGCACGAACACCATATTTACTACGGCACGGGGCAGCGCGAAATATCGGAACAAAACGGCTTTAAGGTGTGGCTGCGCGGCGATCTGCACAACCTGAGCAAAGACGGCGTGCACTTCAACAAATCCCGCGATCTACGTCTGAAACGTGCCTGTCAGCGTAAATTTGAAGAAACGCACACCCGCGCCGAGTTTATGGAACTGATAGGGAGGAATTATTTAGATGATTGAGCCTAAAAAGTTTTTGATCGGAACGGACGGCGAAATTGCGTATTATGTTGAAGCCGTAAACATGAAGCAAGCACTTTTGAAATTCGCTGAATATGTGGGCGTATCAGATATGGAAATGCTCAAAAAGTATTACGGCTATTTCACCCAACAAGATATGATAAAGTTTATCAATCGTATATCTAATACGGCGATCATGTCGGTTATGGAGATCAGCAAAATGATATACAGCGGCGCAAATTACGGCTATTCCATCATGGCTATAAATTAGGAGGTTAATTATGGCAGAATTAAACGTAAAAGTCGGCGATAAGGTGCTTTTTACAAGCTCTTTTCAGGGAAAGACGACCGAAAAAATAACAAAGGTTATCAAAATAACCCCGACAGGTCGTATAAGGGTAGAGATCGCCCCTGAAATTATGTTTAACAAATACGGCTGCGAAATGGGGCGACTGCGCGGCATTTATACAACGAGATACCTTTCTGCTTTGACGCCTGAAAAGGAAAAAGAAATCAAGGAAAAAGGGATAATCAACGGCTGTAAAAAGGCTTTCGACAATAAAAAGGACGAGCTGACTTACGATCAGGCGCTTGAAATCCTTAGAGTTTTAGGTTATCCGCAGCGGGATCTGGAGGCGTAAATGACTGATAACATTACCCTTGCCCATGAACTTAGAAACTTAGAACGCCTTATGAGGGCTGGGCTTTCGTTATATGAAAGAATAAGCCATATAGAAAACAACATAGAAACCGCTTTAAGGAATATAGGTATTTCAGATCCGTCCACGATTCCGAGTAAAGCTGAAAACGCCGAAAATCTCCGCGACGCGATTAGTTGCTATATGCAGTACGGCGAATATGATGTTGATAGTCTTATCGACGAGATAAAGAGGGCAGCAAAACAATGATCGGGCTGCTTCATATCGACAAGGCGGGCGTCCGAACAGACGACGAGGGCAATAATTACGTTATCCTTAAAATATCCGAGGACAGCAAGTATAACGTCAAATCCATCGTCCGCGATATACAGCAGACCGACAAATCCGTTTCCGTCACTTTCGATTACCGAAAGAATCACCGCAGCCTCGATCAAAACGCTCTACTGTGGAAACTACTGACGATATACGCGGACGCTCTCGGCGGCGGCAGGCACGGCGACGTGCAGCCTGAGGAAATATACTACCAAATGCTGAATAAATACGGCGTTGCACAGTTTATCGTCCTCCCGAAAGAGGCTGTCAACGATCTCAAATCCCTTTACCGCGATATAAAGGTGATCGACGACGCTGTTGTTGTGCGAAACGGCAAACGGACGCCTGCGAAAATCGTAAAATGTATTCTCGGCTCGTCGCAGTATGATACCGCGCAAATGTCGCAGCTGATCGACGGCGTATTTGATGAACTGGCTGCGATCGGCGTTGATGTTCATACGAGCCGCGAGGTGGGCGACTACTACGATCAATGGTTACAATTCAAGGAGGCGAGCGCTTGAAAAGAAAAGAAACCTTTAAGCCGCTGCAGGATATATACAAAATGCGGCGCAGAATATGGCAAACAGAGGACGCTATCAGCGCTCTGATCGCTCGACACACCGCGCCCAAAAGTCAAATACTGTCCGATATGCCTAAAGGCGGCAGCAGCGGAAAAAAGGAAGTCGAAGAATACTTAATACGCAAGGAAGCGCTCTTACGCGATCTGCAGCACCAAAACGAAGCGCTCCGCATATTGTGGCTTGCGTTTCTGAGCGGATCTGAGGGCGTCGAGTTGTCCCGCATGGATAAATCGCTATTGCGCCTGCGCTATTATAACGGCTACCGTTGGAAAAAATGCGTCCGAAAGCTACAGCTTTTGTACCCTGCCGTCAACTGGAATGAAAACCGCGTATTCAGAGCACATAAGGAAATATTGAAGAAGCTGAACGAGGATTATTTTGAATAGACCTTGCAAAAAAGTTAAATATGCTGTATAATTGTAATATCGAATAATATGTTTATAGCCCTGTCACGGTTGACAGGGCTTTTTGTTTTATTACGGCAGAAAGGAGCGCCCCGAATGGCAAAGGGTAAATATGAATACTGGCTAACCGATGACGGGCTGCTCTTGCTCGAGGCATGGGCGCGGGACGGCTTGACCGATGAAGATTTAGCAAAAAAGATAGGAATATCTCGGTCGACCCTTGCTGAATGGAAAAAGAAGTTTTCGGACATTTCGGACGCCTTAAAAAAAGGCAAGGAAATCGTTGATATTGAGGTTGAAAACGCCCTGTTAAAGCGAGCGTTAGGCTATAGCTTTACAGAAACAACCCGAGAGCGCAAGCTAAACCCTGCAACAGGCAAGTATGAAATGGTTATAACGAAAGAGGTTGTCAAGGACGTGCAGCCTGAGATCGCCGCCTGCTTCATTTGGCTGAAAAACAGAAAACCCGATGTATGGCGTGATAAAATAGACTTAGATCACGGCAACGGTGTTGCCCCGATAATCAATATTACAGTATCAGCCGCTACGCCTGCTGACGCTGAGAGTGACTACGATTAAGGGGGCGTTATTATTCAATACACAACACGCCCACAATTTAATATCAATTTCAAGATCAATCCTGCATATCTGCCGTATTTGAATATGCCGCAGTATATGCAGATTTTTTTCGGCGGCTCGTCGTCGGGCAAATCGTATTTTATCGCACAAAAGATCGTCCTTGATAATATGGACGGAGCAAACTGGCTCGTTTGCCGCAACGTTGCAAAGACGGTGCGAAAATCTGTATTCAACGAGATAAAAAAAGCGATCGTGAAAGCGGGCTTGCTCCAGTGGTACAGAATAAACACGTCTGATATGGTTATCACAAACAAGCTGAACGGTAAGCAGATACTATTTGCAGGACTGGACGACCCCGAAAAGGTCAAATCCGTGACGCCTGAGGTTGGCGTTATCGAGCGCATTTTTGTTGAAGAAGCAACCGAGGTCAAGCGCGAAGCGATCAAACAGCTCAAAAAGCGTCTGCGCGGTCGATCGAAGATCAGCAAGCATATCTACCTTGCGTTTAACCCGATACTGAAAAGCCACTATCTTTATCAGGAGTATTTCAAGAATTGGGTTGACGGCAAGAACGTATACAAAGACAAAGACCTGCTGATCGTCAAGACAACTTACAAAGACAACCTGTTTTTGACACCTGAGGATATTGAACAGCTTGAAAACGAGGACGATAAGTATTTCTACGAAGTATATACCCTCGGGAATTGGGGTATTCTTGGCAACGTTATCTTTACCAACTGGCGCGTCGACGATCTGAGCAGCGTCAAGGCTACTTTCGATCATATCTATAACGGGCTTGACTTTGGCTATTCTGTTGACCCGAACGCCCTTGTAAAATGTCATTTGGATAAGAAGCGCAAGAAAATATACATTTTCGACGAGGGCGGCGCTGCAGGTATGTCGGACGACGACCTTGCCGCTCTTTGCCGCGATATGTGCAAGCAGGAATATATCACCTGTGATGAAGCCGAGCCGAGGACGATAGATTACTTGTGTAACTGCGGTCTGAACGCTATACCATGCACAAAAGGCGCGGACAGTATCAGGCGCGGTATACGATGGCTGCAGGGATATGAAATCATCATCGACTATCATTGTCAGCACTTCAAAAACGAGATAGAACAATATCACTGGAAACAGGACAAGCAGGGCAACGTGATGAATGTTCCTGTTGATAAGTTTAACCACTGGCTCGACGCTTTACGCTATGCGCTTTGTGATGAAATCCTCGGCGCAGCAGAAGCAGGCGCAGGCAGCCGCATTTGATAAGGGGGAGTTATGAAAAAAGTTTGTATTTTAGGCACCGATTACACCATAGAGCAACGGACGCGCAGCGAGGACGCATACTTAGACGATGTTGACGGGTATTGCGATAAGACGTCTAAGCGTATAGTTGTAGCCCATGATCCCGACAACAACGAATTAGACGATTACGAAGCGTACAAACGCAAGGTACTGCGTCACGAGATCATACACGCTTTCCTGTTTGAAAGCGGCTTGCAGGAGAATTTCGGACACCCCAAAACAGGGCATGATGAAACCTATGTCGACTGGATCGCGGTACAATTCCCGAAAATGCTTGAAGCGTTCAAAAAAGCGGGGTGTATTTAGCGTGTGTCCCCACAACTGGATCAAGATAGACGATGTAACTGTATGCACCCGCTGCGGCTTAACAAGGCTCGCAGACGGGCGCATTTTCTTTGACAGAAAACTACCAAATTACAAACGGAAACACAAAAGAAAGGGTAAAAAGAAATGAGCAGAAACAGATTACAGGAATATCCCGACTATTCAGCCGAGCTTGACGCGATCAGGGAGGGCGGCATAACGACAAAACTGTTAAACCGCATAATCACGCGGCATAAAGAAAACGCGCTGTATAACCGTAAAATGTACCGACGGTACAAAGCAACCGATGACGCTGTACCCATCTTTTCGCGTGAGCCGCGCTTTGCGGGAGAACAAAACCCGATTAACAACAAGCTGAACAACGACTTTTTCGGCGAAATCGTTGATTTCAAGACGGGCTACTTTGCGGGTAAGGCTATCACATACTCATACAGCAAGGGCGAAGAATCGCAGGAGGACACGGGCGGCGAAAAAGCAGTTACCGAGGCGACGCGCACCGTTACCGATTTCACTACCCGAAACAATATGTTTGGTAAAGATATGGCGTTGACAAAGCTCGCCGCTACCTGCGGCTATGTCGGGCGCCTTTTCTATATCGACAAGCAGGGCGCCGAGCGCTGCATGATTACAAAACCGTATGAAACGATCGTGCTGTCGGACGTAAGCCTTGCCGAGCCTGAGTATGCTATCAGATACTTTAGGCGCAGGGATATCAACGGCAAGAAAACGTGGGTCGTCGAGTTTTACGACGATACATACGTCTATATCTACCGTGGCGCTTTAAGCTCGCTTGAACTTAAAGACAAAAAAGAGCATTGTTTCAATCTTTGCCCGCTGCAGATCATCGTCAACAATGAGGAAATGCTCGGCGACGCCGAAAAGGTGCTTACCCTGATAGACGATTATGATAAGATCATGTCGGATAATTCCAACGAATTAGAGGGCTTTGTACACGCCTACATGATCTTTGACGGTATCAAGATTGAAGATAAGGAGATCGACAAAGCCCGCAACACTGGCGCGATCAAAATGCCTCCTGCAGGCACGCAGACGAATCGCAAAGTCTATTTTCTTACTAAGGATATAAACGACGCCTTTACCGAACACCATATTAAGCACACCGAGGACAACATATACCGCTTTTCAAAGACGCCTAACCTTAATGATGAATCTTTCGGCAGCGCGTCGGGCGTGTCGCTCAAATTCAAGCTGCACGGTCTTGAAACAAAGTGCGGTATGTTTCAGGCTAACGTAATGGACGCCGCACAATATATGTGGCAGGTGCTTTGCTCGGCATGGGCGAAGCGCGAAAAAAAGGTCGACCCGCTGCATATTACGATGGATTTCAAGCGCAATTTCCCGCTTAATATCGTAAACGAGGCGCAGGCTGCCTCTACCCTTATTACAGCGGGCTTGCCTAAGCGCATTGTATACGGCTTACTGTCTTTCGTCGATGATGTTGACGAAGTTATGGAAGAAATCGAAAACGAAAAGGACGAGAACATGGAGGCAGAATACGACAAAATCATTAAAAACCTGCCGCGCGGCGGTATCAGCGATCAGGATAATGAAACCGACGACACAGAGGACAACGGCGAGTAAGGGGGCGTGATCTATGGCGTCACTTGCAAGCCTGCTTTATGACCTGCGGCGCATTGAAGCGCACAGGGAAGTATTGACAGAGAAGAAAATACAAAAGATATACGGCAGCCTTAAAAAAGACCTTACCGCTATGATCGCGAACGAATACGTCGATCACGCGGATCCCAACGGTGCGTTATTCTACGGTAGCATTGAGGAAAAGGTCAGAGAAGCCCGTTTTCTGGAGGAAATCAGCACACGGGTAAGCGATATTACCCCTGAGCTGAAAGCTGAAATAGACGATTTATGCGAAAAAGTCTATACAGACTGCTACAAGGGGCTACATAAGGCGGTTACCGCTACGACAGACGGCGCCGAGGCTGCTGCAGCGCTATCTACAATCAAGGCAAATCCCCGAATAATCAAGCGAATGTATGAAAATGGTATCACAAAGCTGACACTGCCGCCTTTACTGGAGCGGCAGCGGGCTGATATTATATATCAGATCAAGCAGGAGCTTACTATCGGCATGATAAACGGCGATCGGCAGGACGTTGTCGCCCGTAAAATATCAGAACGCCTTGATTTCACCATGAAAAAGGCAAATAATATCGTCCGCACCGAAACGCACCGCAATATCGAAACGGGTATGTATGACAGCGCCGTTTCGATTAACGAGGGGTTGCAGGGCAGCGACCTCGTCCTTGTAAAGATATGGCGTACTATGAAAGACGAGCGCGTCCGTCCGCAGCAGCGGCGCAAGACTAAGAAAGGGTGGAAAACAACCCGATCAAAGAACGGCGCCGATCACATGAAGATGGAGGGCGTCGCCGTTCTTGCTGACGAGGATTTCAAACTGGAGCCTGACGTTAAGGCAAAATGCCCGTCACAAAGCGGCGTAGCCCGTCACGACTGTAACTGCCGTTGCTTTGTCGAATACAAAGTGATGAAGCGGGCAGAATATGAAAAGATGGCGGCACAAACTACCTCAAAAGCTGTTGCAAATGCCTCGAATAATGGTATAATGAGTAGTAGCAACAGACCGCAAGACGCGCAGCAAGCTCAACAAATGCTTGTAAACGATGTCGGCTTTGCCTTTGTCGAGCCGTCTGTTTCGGCTATTGACGATCAGCTGCTTATCGAAAACACAGTACAGCTCGCTAACCTTGAAAAGAAATTTGGTATTGTGCATAAGTCGTCGGGGTCGTTCAGCGCGGAAAACGGCGGCAGTGGTACGGTGGCTTATGTCCGCTCGTATGTTACACAGCCGACGTCGCAAAATATGTCTTTGTGCAAAAGTCATTACAAATCGTGGCAAACGCATATTGCGTCGGAAATGCAGTCGGTTAACAGCGGTTGGTCTATGCCGTGCGCTCTTACCGAGAGCGAATTAGCCGTCTATTCCGCTACGCACGAATACGGTCATATGCTACAGAATTACCTTGTGCAACAGGCGTTTGAGGCTGACGGGTGGACGGCTGCGGATCCTCACGCTTTTGTGAATCGTAACCGCAAAACCGCTAAAGCACAGCTCAAATGGTATTATGACAGGCGCAAAAAGGTGCAAGACGAGTGCTTTGCTGAAATCGTAGCGATCGCGCGGCAGAATAACCCGAATTTTTCATTAAGTAACGAATTATCGCGATACGGTCACACAAACAAGGCTGAGTTTTTCGCTGAGGTATTCGCAAATTCACAATTAAGTCAACCTAACGAGTTAGGAAAGGCTATGTTAATCTGGCTCAAAAGAAAGGGGCTGTTATAATGACACAAGACAAGCCGTTTTTTATGTCAAATAAGGAATGGTATTATTTTGACGAAAGCGATTTTTGCTATAAGCTCACAGAGGCAGCGCCCGAAAAGGCGCGGCAAAGCTATAAGGAATTTTATGACGCCTTAGAAAGCGGCGTTGTTGACGAATAATATTTTTTAAACCTATTGCCAAAAAAAGTTAGAAATGTTATAATATGATATAGTGAGAATTTGTGTGATTACTACTTTTTTCATGTGATTTTCTCCTTTAAAAATTGCGTAGTTTAAGGCGGCAGAAATGCCGCCTTTTTCTATGCGCAATAACAGTAAATCAAGGCGTATCTATATGGTGCGTCTTTTTTTGTTGCCTAAGCTATCTATACGGTAGCGCTAAATAAATTCTATACGGATTAAGGAGGTAAAAATATGGCAGCAATTACAAGTACCCTTGACGCGGTAATGAATCAGGAAACCCGCCGAGGACTCCCGATCAACCTGCAGCTGTTCGCACACGGCGGCGGGGGCAATGAGGGCGGCACCGACGAAGATACAGGCGGCAAGGGTAACGAGGGCGGCAAAGACAACACCGACCCTGCTGACAAGGGCGGCAAAGACAACACCGACCCCGCCGACAAAGGCGGCAAAGACAAGGGAGGCAAGGACGAAAAGTCGAATCTCGACAAGTATATCCAGTCGCAGATCGACAAGGCGCTTGCTAAGGAACGCAAAGCACACGCCGACACCAAAAAGGCACTTGAAGCCCTGCAAAAAGAAAAACTGTCCGACGACGAGGTCGCGGAACTTGAACGCAAGAAGCACGAAAAAGAGCTTGCTGATCGTGAAAAGGCGGTTACCGACAAAGAAAACCGCTATTTCGCTATCAAGGCGATCAAGGACGCGGGACTTGACGACGGCAGCGACAAGGCGCTTGCACTTGTTGATCTTGTTGTCACTGGTAACGAGGACACCGAGGAAACCATCACCGCAAAGGTAAAGGCTGTCGGTGAATATATCAGCGCTGTTGTAGCCGTAAAGGTTGACGAGCGTTTCAAGAACAACGGACGCAACCCCAACGGTTCCAACGACGGCGGCGACGACAAGGATAAAGACAGTATCGCCGTTCAGCTTGGCAAGCAGAAAGCTGAACAAAACAAGAAAGCTAACGACGTGTTGGCTAAATTCGGAATTGGAGGCAAGTAATATATGAAATTCACAGAAAAGACTGTAAGCTCTGAAAACGTTGTACTTGCTAACGATCATTTTGTAGCCGTACCCTTTGACTGCTCGGCGATCGCCGCTACTGACGGCGTTATCCCTGCAGGTACTATCGTACCCGCGAACGACGCAACCGCAAAGGGCGTGCTGCTGCATGACGTTATCAAGGACGACAACCCCATCGGCACTATGATTATCCACGGCTTTATCAAGTCGAGCGCTCTGCCGACTGCTGCTGCGGATAACGCAAAGTCTGCATTAAAGCAGATTTCCTTTATGTAAGGAGGTATAACACATAATGAATATTTCTGAAATCTTCACCGCTCAGGCGGTAGCAGAACACCATACCGAAGTTGCGAGCAATAGGCTCCCGTACCTCGGCGACGGCTTTTTCCCCGCTGATAAAAAGGCGGGTCTGGATCTGAAATGGTTTAAGGCGCACAAGGGTCTGCCCGTTTCCCTCGCTGCGGCTGCTTTCGACGCAAAGTCGACTATTCGCGGGCGCGGCGGCTTAGGCATGACCCAAACACAGATGGCTTTCTTCCGCGAGAGCATGATCGTGTCCGAGGAAGATCGTCAAGAAATCCTGCGTATCAAGGACAGCGGCGACCCGTATGCAGCTAACGCGATTTCGCGTATTTACGACGACTCCGACAACCTCGTTGAGGGCGCAAAGGTAGTCGCTGAGCGTATGCGTATGCAGCTGCTTGCGCCTCTGAACGGCGACGTCAAAATCACCATCGGCACCACTGGCGGCGCTACGTATGCTTACAACTACGACCCCAACGGAACGTGGAAGTCTAAGCACTATCTGAAAATCACCACCGCCGCCGATAAGTGGAGCGCTGCAGCGACCTGCGACCCGATCAAGAATATCGAAACCGCGCTTGACGCGCAGGAGCAGGAGAGCGGCGAGCGTCCGTCCGTGCTGCTGATGTCTAAGACCACGTTTAACTATATCAAGAACGCCGAAAAGGTGCAAAAGGGCGTCCTCGCTCAGAATGTCACCGCAAACGTCGAGTACACCACTAAGAGGGTCAAGGCTTACGTTGAGGACGAGCTTGATGTTACCATCGTGATCTACAACAAGCAGTATAAGAACGAAAGCGGCACCGCTGCTAAATTCTACCCCGACAATATCGTTATGATGTTGCCGAGCGGCGCGATCGGCAAGACTTGGTACGGCACCACCCCCGAGGAGGCAGGCGGCGAGGGCGTCGCGGACGTTTCCATCGTTGATACTGGCGTTGCGCTGACCGTTTCCCGCTCCGTCGACCCCGTACAGGAAAAGCTGACAGCGTCCGAGATCGTTCTGCCCTCTTTTGAGCGCCTTGACGACTGCTATGCTCTGGAGGTCGCTTAATCATGGCTGAGTTTGTTACATACCCGCACGCTGTTATCGCTAACGGCGTTTTCTATCCTGCGGGCGCCCGTGTCCCCGTTAAGACACCCGCTAAGGCGGCGACAGAAAAGGCGGCAGGCGGCGAGCAGGACGACGCTGACGGTAAGAAAGTCGAACAGAAAGCCCCCGAGCAAACCGAGGACGCTGTAGACACTACCGCAGACGGCAAAACCACCGACGATACTAAGACCGAAGCCGACAAAGCGGAGCAGACACCCGCTAAGGCGGCGACAGAAAAGGCGGCGACTAAGAGTGCTAACAAGGGAAAAGGCAGGAAAGCTAAGGCTACAGATTGATCCCGATAACGACGCCGAAATCCTGCTTGTCGAAAACGCCCTTGCATGGATTGCCGATAATACAACCGTTACGGTCGATATGGACGACCTTGACAACGTACAGCCCTCGGTAAGGCTGTTTATTACTCGGTATATCGAAATCATGCAGTTACCTTTGGGAATTTCATCGGAAAGCGCAAGCGGCTTATCACAGAGCTTTGATACCGACAAGGATCCTAATGATCTGTTGATCGCCGCTGCAGAGGCTATTTTCGGCGTCGATAACGTCACAGCGGGCGCAGCGCATTTTGTAACCGCTACGAGGGGTTGGGATTCTCGTGTCCGTTAAATTCAAAACGGTAAAAAACAAGTTTCCCGAAATGCAAGAGCGCCTGCAGGCGTTGAACGGTAAAACAATCGAGGTCGGCTGTATTCAAGGCGGTCACACATGGCTCGCCGCGATACACGAATACGGGTGCAATATCCCCGTTACGCCCAAAATGCGGGCGTTTCTGCACTACAAGGGTATTCACCTCAACAAAAATACAACCGTCATTAAAATACCCGAAAGGTCGTTTTTAAGGACGGGACACGACAAGAGTATAAACGACGTTATGGATCAGATCGGGCTGCTGCTCGGTCAGGTCGTCGGCGGCACCATGACAGAGCAGCAGTTATTAGAAGCTGCAGGACTGTTGCTATCCACCAAAATCAAGGAATATGCAACGGAATTGTCAAAGCCGCCCAACTCGTCGTTTACGGTAGAAGAAAAAGGAAGTAGTAACCCCCTTGTAGATACTGGCGCTATGATCGGGGGTATTTCTTTTAGGGTGAAATAATGCAGTATTATCATTTTGAGCGACTGATTAAGAAGTACAGCAGCAAGATCACCGCGATCATACCCGCAAAGGGGCATTATGAAAACGGCGAATATGTCAAAGGCAGTGACAAGACCTTTGAGCTGATGGCTGCTATTCTTGATATTGACCGCAAGAAGATATACAACTCGGGCGGTACACTTACCGAGCAGGATAAGCAGCTTTACGTTATCGGGACGCTTACCGAAGAAATCAGAGGGGCTAAGATTATCCACAACGGCAAGGAGTACAGCGTAGAGCAGGACACCGACAATTCACTTTTCACCCATTTTACCGCGTATATACTCAAATATGTTTCGGCGTTTGGAGGGGTGCAGAATGGTTAATTTACAATCAATCCGCGATAATATCACAGGATTGATAAAAAAGCACCTTAATATCGAGGTTTTTAGGGTTAATCAAAATGCCCCTCCTCCTGCGTACCCTTATATCGGGTACACGATAACTACGCTGATGAAAACCAACAACGGCACATACAGCGAGTACGTCGAAAACGACGACAGGGTTTATTGCAAAGAGTTTCAGCAGATATGGTCTTTTACCGTTTATGCTGCAGACGATATGCAATCAAAAGAAATCGCTATCGCTTTGTATGACTATCTTGATAATATCGGCAGCGTTGAGCTTTCAGATAACAATATTGTTATTCAGCTTATCGGCGATATTACCAACCGCGATACATTACTTACGATAGACTATGAATACCGCAACGGCTTTGATGTGACATTTGCGTTTATGAACGAGATCAGGCGCGACAAAACCGTTGGGGTTATTGATACAGCAAATATAACACCACATATAACAGGAGGTAATAATCATGGCACTTGATGTAAGGGTCAGAATCAATCAAGCCTCTGTTGCGGGTAAGGCAAGTTTCGGTATTCCCCTTTTTCTGATTACCAAAGCCGAAAACGCTACGCCCTATGCAGAGTATGACAGAATCGCTTTTACTACTGCTTTCGCGGACAGCACCGACGTCGGCAAGGCGGGCAGGCTGCTCTTTGCTCAGGACAACGCGCCCGTTAAGATCGCTGTATATACAAGCACGAGCGCGGCGGTCGCGGCAATCGGCGAGGTCGTAAGCAAGAACTGGCGTCAGCTCGTTGTTTTCAAGGGCGAGGGTGACGTAAGCACCGACAAGGCTATTTCGGACGCGATTGCCGAAACCACTGACAAGGTGCTGTTTCTCAATATCGCAGCTCCGTCTGATTTGACCGCGATCAAGGCGAACAACGGCGGCGGCAGGACGTTCGCTTTCCTTTATCCTGCAAAAAGTTACGGCGTAGCGGCTGTTATCGGCGCTACAGCAAGCCTTGACGTAGGCGGTTTTACCTACAAGAATATCAAGATCAAGGGCTTGGATCCCGTCACCACCTTAACCGACACCGCGATCGACGAGCTGCACACTAACGGCGGCAACACCCTGCTGCTTAAAGCGGGTGATATTGTCACCTCTGAGGGCAAGACCGTTGACGGCGAATACCTTGACGTGATCGACAGCATGGACTGGATCGCACAGAGAATCGCGTACAACACGCAAAAGCTCCTGAACAACGAGCCTAAGCTGCCCTACACCAACGCGGGTATCGCGTCGCTCGAAAGCGTGACAGAGGGCGTGCTGAAAGAAGCATACGACAACGGCATGATCGCAGCGGACGACAGCGGCGCACCGCGTTACAGCGTGGCGTTTAAGAATCGCTCCGAAATGAGCGAGGAGAATATCCGCAACCGTATCTATACGGGTGGTAACTTCTTCTTTGCTCTTGCAGGCGCGATCCACGACGCCGATATTTACGGCGAACTGATTATTTAAGGAGGTGTGACGCATGGTTACAAGCTATAACGCTAAAGATGTATCAATCGTATGGGATAATACAACGGTTACAGGTCTCGGCGAAGATATGGTAACGGGCGAAAAGGACGAGGAAATGTTTAGCCCTGCCGTCGGCGCTCAGGGTGACGTCATCGTCAACGAAACAAACGACCCGCTCGGCACCGTTACGCTGACCCTGCAGGCTACAAGCCCCCATTACAACAGACTTATCGCTGACGCAAAGGCGGGCAAGATCGCCCCCCTGTGGGTCAAGAACAAGGCGCTCGGTCGCTCTTTCGGCGGCAACAATGCCCGTATCAAGAACTATCCTGAACAGGAGTTTAGTAACGAGGCGAGCGACGGCGAATTTGAGTTTGCTGTATTTGATTACGTTGTACAGTAACGCAAACCCTACCGCTTAACGGCGGTAGGGTTTTTACTTTATTTTATAAAGAAAGGTTGTTTTATCATGGCAAAAAAATTTTACGAGGAAACAAAAGAGATCAACGGCAAGAAGTACACCGCACAATTCAGCGGAATTTCTACAGCCCTTAAAGCTGTCGACAGCTCCTATATCGAGGGCACAAATAACACCAGCTCCGAAAAAATGACTAAGTACCTTTTGGAAAACGTTATCGTTGATCCTAAGGGTCTTACCGCTGATGATTTTGAAGATATTGACGAGTACAACGAGGTCATCGGCTTTGCCCGCGAGGTAATGCAGGGCAAGTTTCGTAAGAAAGCTAACGAAACGGCAACTAACGAAAAGAGTAAAGGATAATTGGGCTTATTGGCGGCTGCTTATGTCTGAACGCGGTTTTACATATCAAGACGTGTTTCACTGCATGACCCCGCAAGACGTGCAGGAGGCTAATATAGCGCTTGATATTCAAATTGAAGCCGAGAAAAAGCAGGCAAAGAAAAAGAAATAATTATCCTGAGGAATGGGGGTGTAATTATGGAACAAGAGGTTGTACGTCAAGACGTTGTGCAAGTCATTTTTGATATTGACGACAACCCCCTATCGAAATTACAGAGTGAAGTGAATAAGACCCGCAGCGTTATCGGCAGTGCGCTCGGCGACAATACCTTTGATGATTTCAAAAAAGGCACAACACGCGCTACGGACGGGCTTGATAATATCAAGGACGCCGCTATCGACGTAAAGAGCGCTAACCCGTTTGACGATATGGCTGACGACGCCGCTGACGCTGCGAGCGGCTTAGGCAAAGTGAAGAACAACGCCGAACAGCTGAAATCCCCCTTTGATAAAGCCGCTAAAGGCGCTGAGGGTCTTACCGATCCCATTATCAAATCAGAAAACAGATCACAAGCACTTAAAACCAAATTAAAGGCGCTCGGCTCTATGGGCTTTAAGGTCACTATAGCGGGCTTAAAGCAGATCGGCGGTAAGCTGTTAGATATTGGCGAAAAAGCCGCCGTTGCTGCCTATAATGGGGTGAAAAAGGTTGCGGGTGTGTCATTTAAAGCACTAACAACGGGCATAACAGCCGCCACAGCTGCGGTCGGCGCATTAGTTGTCAAGGCGGTATCGGCTTACGCTGATACCGAGCAGCTGCGCGGCGGCGTTGAAACCCTATTTGGTGCAGGCGGTCAGTCTTTAGAAGAATACGCGGCGTCTGTTGGTAAATCAACGGACGCGGTAAAGGCTGAATATGAAAGTCTGTTGAGCGCTCAATCTGAGGTATTCGCTGCGGCAAATGACGCCTATAAGACGGCGGGGCTGTCCGCTAACGAGTACATGGAAACGGTAACGGGCTTTTCTGCGTCGCTTGTTGCGTCCCTCGAGGGCGACACGAAAGAGGCAGCGCGGTTGTCAAAAATGGCGGTTACGGATATGTCGGATAACGCTAATAAGATGGGTACGCCTATCGAAAATATCCAAAACGCTTATCAAGGTTTTGCAAAGCAGAACTACACCATGCTTGACAACCTAAAGCTCGGTTACGGCGGCACTAAAACCGAAATGGAGCGCCTGATAAAGGACGCTGCAAAGCTCGACGATACCGTTGACGCTAATAGTATGTCGTTTGCAAATATCGTTAAGGCGATTAACGTCATGCAAAACAAAATGGGTATCGCAGGCACCACCGCAAAAGAAGCTAACGGAACTATCAGCGGCTCGCTCAATTCCATGAAAGCCGCGTGGAAAAATCTGTTTCCTGCCCTTATTGCAGGCGGCGACGAGTTTGACCAGTGCGTCGGCAACCTGATCGACAGCGCAAAAACTTTCGGAAAGAACGTAATACCCGCTTTCAAAAAGGGATTGACAGGCGCAGGCACGTTGCTCAAAGAGATCGTACCTATTGCCGTCAAAGAGATCCCGCCTATTGTCGCAGAGGTATTGCCCGAACTGGCAACGGCGGGCGCACAGATCGCGGTCGGCTTTGCGACCTCGCTGATCGACAATGCCCCCATTTTGTGGCAGGCAGCGCAGGACTTGGTCGTTTCTGTTATTAAAGCGCTTTACGAGGGCTTTACAGGGCAAGAAATGAGCGACGAAGCATTTGCGCAGCTTAAAGCAGGCGTTTCGGAGGCGTTCGGCGCGATCAAGGATATTATTGTCGGCGTTATTCAATTCGGACAACAGCTTTTGACTTTTCTTGCGCCTATCCTCGCGTGGATTGGTCAGCTTGCTCTTACCGTATTTTCTTGGATTGGCGATAATATCAACTGGATCCTGCCTCTGGTCGCTGCGCTCGTTGCGGCTTTCCTGATCTATAAGGCGGCGTTGGTAGTCGTCAACGTTATATCGGGTATCGTAGCGGCAGGTCAAGCAGTTATGGCTGCTGTATGCGGTACAGCCTCGGCAACTGCAGCGGCAGGCACAGCGGCAGTCGGTGCGTCGGCAGGCGCGGCGGCACCTGAGATACTTGCGTTTGCTGCGGCAATTCTCGCGGTCGGCGTTGCTATCCTTGCGATTTGCGCAGGCTTTTACCTGCTTTCTCAGGCTGCTATCATGCTTTCACAGGCGGGCGCGGGCGCTATTATCGTAATGGTCGCTATGGTCGCTGCTATCGTTGGTCTTGCGATCGGCGCGGCGGCGCTGGGTCCCGCTCTTACTGTAGGCGCGGTCGGGCTGTTGGCGTTTGGTGCTTGCGTCCTCATGGTAGGCGCAGGCTTTGCGCTTCTTGGCGCGGGTGCGCTGATGGCGGCAAATGCCCTGCAGATCATTGTAGGAATACTGCCCGCTATTATCCAGTACGGAGCCGCAGGAGCCGCTAATATCGCGCTGCTCGGCGTCAGTATGTTAGCTTTTGCGGCGGGCGCGGCGCTCGCAGGCGCGGCAGCTTTAATACTTGGCGCGGGGTTATTGGTATGCGCGGCGGCATTGTTGGCGATCGCTGTGTCTTTCGTTATCATAACGGCAGCACTTGCGCTTATCGCCTTACTGTCTACCGCTTTACTCCTTAATTTCAAACTTATCGGCGCGGCTATGTTGATCGTATCGCAAGCCGCCCTGCTGTTATCCGCTGCGCTATTGCCGCTTACGGCGGTATTCGCAGCATTGACAATACCCGTGGGCTTGTTTACCCTCCTGATTACCCCGCTGTCGCTTTTGTTTGTTGCATTAGCTGTATCTGCGGTTGTGTTCTTGGCAAGTATGACAGCTCTTGCGGGTGTGTTTACGGTGGTATCGCTTATGTCTATTCTGCTTAGAGCAGCATTGACCGCGTTGCCGCCTCTCTTTGGTGCGCTGACTCCGCAAATCCTTGCTTTCTCTGGCGCACTTTTGCCGTTGGCTGCTACTTTGACCGCTGTTGCTGTTCCGATAACGCTGTTTACTGCGTTGATCTCGCTACTTGCGGTCGGCTTCTCGGTGTTGGCGGTATCGTCGCTCGTTGTGTTGGTTACATTTACGGGCATTTCCGCGATCATCGGGACGATGGTAGTAATGATTATGGCTTTGAATATGGCTATGATCGTTATGCAAGCGCAGTTTAACGCTATCGGGCAAAGCGCTTTGATCTTGACGGTGAGTTTATTACCGCTTACGGCGGTATTCATGGCGCTGACTGTTCCTACATTGGCGCTTGCTTTGGCTATCACGCCTTTAGCGCTTGCGTTTACACTATTAGCTGTATCTGCTGTAGTGTTCACTGTTGCTATTACAGCATTAACGGCAATACTTACGATCACCAACGTGATGTTTACAATGCTTATGTCGTTGTTAATGACCGTTGGTGTTGCTATGACCCTGTGTGCGTCTATGGCGTCTATTTTGGCGGCTAAGTTTATGGTACTCACGCCCGCTACGTTGGCTCTTACGCCCGCTATGCTTATGCTTGGCGTAGGGTTGACGCCGCTTGCAGTAACGTTTACGATCGTCGCCGCTGCCGCCCTTATCTATGTAGCGGCTATGGCTGCGCTTATGGCGGTTATGGTGATCTTAACACCTTTGACCGCGCTGTTCGCGCTATCGCTTGCGGTTATCAAAACCGCCCTTGCTACAATGGTCGGAAAGCCTGCACAGGTTGCAGCGGAGTTGTTGACGCTTACGGGTGCTTTTGCGGCTATCCTTATCCCGACAGGCTTGTTACTGGCTGCTTTGGTGCCGTTAGTTGCGTTGTTTGTTGCATGGACGGCGTCTGGTGCTTTGCTACTCGTGTCTATGACGGGACTGTTTGTAACCCTAACGGGTATTACAGTAACAGTAAGCGTCCTCGCACTTATGACAAGGGCTTTGGTTGCTCTGTTCGGCAATCTTACCCCTGCGTCGTTGTTGGTCGCTAAGGCGTTCATGGTGCTGCTGCCCGTTATGTCTGATATGGTTAAGCCTTTGCTGCTTGCCTCTGGAGAGTTTGCCGCGTTGTCGGCGTCGTTGCTTATCGCGTTGGTATCTGTTACGGGTATGACGCGCGGCTTTGTTTTGCTATGTGCGTTACTGACGCTGACGGCTAAGTCAATGTCTAAGCTAAAGGACGAAACAAATAAACTTGCTGACGGGTTTAAGAGCGGCTATGACAAGATGGTTAGCTCGACAAGGAATTTCCAAAACAGCATAGACAACATGGCTAATTCTGTCAGAAATATCATAAGAAACCTTGCGTCTGATATTTTCTATTCATTGGACGGCGTTGATCTTTTCGATGTTGGCTATTATATGATGAGCGGACTGATTAACGGTATGAACTCGCAGAGAAACGCTGCAGTATCAACCGCAGCGGAGATCGCGAACGCTATCAATAATGAATACCGCAGAATACAGAGAATAGGATCCCCGTCTAAGGTATGGGGCAGCTTTGGTACATGGCAGGATACGGGACTTGTCAACGAAATGCGGGCGGGTATTCCTCAGGTAGAACAGGCTGCAGGTGATGTCGCATATGCTGCCGCACCGTATGCGGGTGACTATACACCCGAAAACAGCGGCACATACACAACGAACAACCGCACCGAGTATAACACCTACTCGCCGCAATTTGTTATGAATTTCAGCGGCACTACTGACAATTCGATGAAACGCAAAGTGCAGCGTTGGGTTAAGGAAAGTGTAAATGAAGTGTTAGAAGATATTTAAGGGGGTCACTATGGCACTAATCAATGATATTTATGTGTTCGTAAAAAACGAAACCCTAACAAGAGAAACTGACGCGGCGTCGCACACCTTACCTATCGGCAGTATTTCCGATAACATGAGGGCGAAAAATCCTAAATTAGAGCTGACAGGCTCTATAGTTGATGTGGGAACAACTAAGGCAGACAACATTTTGTCTGCCTTAGAAACCCTCTATAAGAATTTTTCCTCAGTCACATATCGGGGTCGTCATGTGTTCTATTCCGCTACGATAAAATCCCTTGAAACAAAGGCAGACTCCGAAAATGCGGGCGGTTATACGTTCAGCATGGAACTGGAGCAGATCAGGACGGTTGCTATGCCTTATGAAAAAGCGAAAGCAAGCACAGGCATAGCAGCAACAGGTATATCGCAGATCGCCTCAACTGGCGCAACGCAATACCATGTTGTAAAAAGCGGCGACACCTTATACACCATAGCACAGCAATACTATGGTGACAGTAAGCGCTTTATTGATATATACGAAGCAAATAAAAGCTCTGTAGAATCAGATTACAGCCTTACAACAGGTCAAAGGCTGCTAATACCGTAGGTGAGTTATGAAAGATTATATTAACATTGAGCGGAAACCGTTTCCCTGCTCTTACGACGTTCTTATCGGGGCAGAGATATTCAACTTTTTGTTTAAGTACAATAAATCAAGCGATTTATTCACCTGTACGCTGACAAAGGGTGAAACCGTCCTTGTATACGACGAGCCCGTTGTATACGGTAAGCCTATGTTTAGTGATATTCATATTGCGGGGGTTTTCCCTGCTGTCAGCATTGTTCCTTTTGATGAAAGCGGGGAAAGCGACGCGATCACGTTTGATAACTTTCTGAGAAACGTCCGCTTGATGATAGATAACGGGGTGACATAATGAGTAAGTTTGTCGTTGACGGCTCTATTACCCGCAGATCACAGGTTATCCAAACGGATAAAACAAAAGATATGATTTCCGCTATGAAGAATATCATAGATCCGTCTGTCACGCCTCTTGGCGGGCAGTTTGGGCAAAGGGCTATTATCACCATAGAAAGATCGGACAAAAAGGGAAATTATGTATTTGATAACGCCGATTACGAATTTGAGTTTGATGTCCCTTTTGGGTATGCGCTTGAAGCAAAAAAAGCAGAGATCATCATATACAATATTCCAAAATCAGGCGTTACAATAAGCGCAGGTAAGTCAATAGAAATATCTGCAGGCTACGGCGACAACATAAACCGTATTTTTTTAGGCACTATCAAAAATGCAAAGACCAAAAGGGACGATCTTGATAGGATAACAACGATAAAAGCTGAAACCAACGCGATCGTTAATGACGTTAATATGAATCAGACTTATATTAACAAAGCGAAAGCGAGTTATATCCTAAAGGATTTGCTAAAAGTTACGAAAAAGCCGATATATTATTTTAGCACAACGAGAGATTATACCTATGCTGATAGTGAAACGATCGACGGGAGCTTGATAAGTAATATTGACCGAATAGCGGGAATATGCGGCGCTATTGTAACTTATGGCAGCGGTATTATTGTATGCCCGTATACATATTTTAGAAAGAATAATCCGAAGGGGACTGTAAGTTACCTAAACGGATTACTTGACTATGACGAATGGTCGGAAGAAGAAAAAAACGGCACATTTGTTGATGTTATGTCTGGCTACAATGTAACCATGCTGTTAAACCCTCAGATACACGCTCTTTCGGTGTTTAGGGTTAATACTGCAGAAACGGAAAAGCTCATAGTGTATAACGACCAAAAAGGGTACGGCACTAAGTTGATTGCGCTTTCGGGATCTCACGAATATGACGGCGACAAGATGATAACAAAAGTCAAGGGGGTGGTATAATGCCGCTTGATACAAGTAGGCTTAGTAATATGGTAGAAAACGCGCTGTACAACGTACACACGATCTACATAGCAAAAGTGCTGCACGTTGACGGGGATATAGCAAAAATACAACCCCTTACCCTTTTGACGACCGATAGTCAATACGGCGAAAGGGCAGCGGTAGTATTTGCCCCTATACCCCAAAGCGTCAAGAAGATCACAACGCAGGACGTGATTATCAACGGCACGACCTACACCTTAGCCGTTGCTGAGGATATAGCAAAAGGCGACGTAGTGATCGTGGGCTGCGGCGAAAGGGATATAACCGATACGCGACGCGGTAATTTCTCGCTCCCGCAAAAGGGACACCATCGGATAAGTGACAGCATAATCATAGGGGTGATATAGTGAAAGGGTTTAAGCTGGATAATAACGGCGACGTTGTTATCGAAAAAGGCAAGATCGCTATGGTGAGCGACACCGACTTGATCGCGCAAACGGTCAGGCAGGTATTAAACACCAACTTAGGCGAATGGGAATTTGATACAGCAGAGGGTATCGACTTTCAGCGGATTTTGACAAAGAATCCTAACCATGATCTGATACAAGATACCATACAGCTCGGTCTGCGTCAGGTTGATGAAACCTTTGTTATTACTCAGATTGATTTTAAGCAGCAGGGAAGGCGCCTATATATCAACTTCACGGCGACGAACTCGAACGGCGCAGAGGTATCAATATCATTATAAGAGGTGAAATATGGCACTAACAGAATTAGGGTTTAATCGCCCGCTTTATGATGAAATACTGGAGAATCAGATCGAAAGAGCAAAAGCGCTTTTCGGTGATGATATAGACACGTCAGATCAGTCGGCGCTTGGCAAGTATATTCGCCTGAACGTAGCCGACTTAGACGAGCTGTATCAGGATTTAGAGGGCGTTTATTACGCCCGTTTTCCAAACACTGCAAGCGGGGTGAATCTCGACAGGCTGTTGCCGTATGCAGGCATTACCCGCAACCCCGCGACGCCTGCTCGCTTTCGGGTGAGAATAACAGGCACACTTGGCGCCGATGTTGAGGCGGGCTTTGAAGTATCAACCGAGAATCTCAGCGCGGTATTTCATGTGCTTGATAACTATACTATGTCGCAGCCCGTTCAAGACGACGATGAAAGCGGCTATGCAGACTGCCTTGTCGAATGTAACGAGTTTGGAACGGTGGGAAATGTAGCGCCAGCAAACATAAACGCTGCTGTAAATCCCTCCGCTTACGTTTACTCGGTAGAGGGCTTGGAACAAGTCGCATACGGTGAAAGCAGAGAAAGCGACGCCGCCCTGCGCGTTCGTTTCAAAGCGGCGATCACAGGATCCGCAAGCGGCACAAAAGAGGCGATTAAGGGCGCTATTATGCGCGTTAATAATGTCGACGGCTGCAATATCGTTGAGAATGTGACGAACGAAACGGTTGACGGTATACCTGCGCACGCTTTCAAATGCTATGTGTCGTCTGATGAATCGCCCGCGACAGACAGCGCGATCGCAAAGGCGATTTTTGACAAGAAACCTATCGGCATTAAGGCAGTCGGGTCGGTGAGTGTCGATGTGATGGACGATAGCGGCACCGCGCACACGATCAACTTTGAAAGATCGACAAAAAAGGATATTTATATCAAGATCACGCTCGTTAAAAACAGCTTTTTTGAGCAGGGCGGCGCAGATCAGATTAAGAACAATATCATCAATTATCTGACAGCGTTCACCAACGGCACCGACGTTTATATGTCGGCGCTGTATTCTTTTATCAATATTACGGGCGTTGTAAACGTTTCAAGCCTGCTATTATCTACAGACGGCGAGAATTACAGCGCACACGATATTATTCTGTCGGACAACGAAATCGCCCGCACAAGTGCCGATAAGATCACTGTAACGGTGCTGTAGGGGGTGCAACATGGATAACGTTAAGCGCCTGCCCGACGCCTATTACAAGGGCGAGGACGGCAACAACTATAAACTGTTGCACCTCAACGAGCTTGCGACGGCTGATTTTCAAAGCGATCTTTCAGATGTCCTTAACTGCCTTGACGTAATGAACGCGACAGGGAAAACCCTTGACCTTTACGGTGAAACGATAGGGCAGAGCAGGGGTAAGCTCGACGACGCACAGTACAGGCTGCTTATCCTTAATAAGATCGGACGCAATCTTTGCAACGGTGATTACAACAGCGTTGTATCTTTGTTGGCTCAGATGTTTAACGGTGACCCTGCAGATATAGTCTTAAAAGAGGCTGATGATCCCTGCAAGGTCACGATCGTTAAATTTCCGCTTGACCTGATTGCAAATGCAGGCTTTAGCGGAGAGCAGACGGTTTTGATTATAGAACTGCTGCTCCCCGTATGTGTCAGGCTGACAAATATCGAATTTAACGGGACGTTTGAGCTTTCCGACGAGATACCCGACAGCGGCTTGACTTACGCCGAAATGCAAGCAGCCACCTACGGCGCTATGAGTACAGCTGTATGCGATTTTCTGCCGTATTTTGAGTATGACGCGGAGGCGGGCTTTGGCGACGTTGAGCAAACGATCGGCGGCACGTTTAGCCTTGCTGTTTCTGATAGCAGCGAGTTTGATTTACCGATTTAGGAGGTATGTAATGGCAAGCGTAACACCTAACCTTGAATTGAAGCTACCAGATAAAACGGATTATTTCAATATTGAGGATTTCAACAGTAATTTCACAAAAATTGATACGTTTCTTACGCGGCTCGGCTTGTCTTTTGATAGCATGAACGAAGCTATGGAAACGGCGCTGCAAGGTGGTGAATTGTCAAGTGATAACGGTTAGACTAACCGAGGACAAAACCCTGCAGCTACTATCTGCTACAAAGCAATTTGTCGGCGAAAACAAATTTGAGCAGATCAGCATACAGCTGCCTACTGCTGTGTGCGGTCACGATCTGAGCGACTACGATATACAGCTTCATGTAAGCAACACCGACACAAAGGAGTATTTCAAATACCCCTTGCAAATCAAATCTGCAAAATCGGGGTATATTGCTACGGTAGATGTCGGCGTCGATCTGACCGAAAAGGCGCAGACGCTTAAAATGACGCTGTATATGATGAAAGGTACAGAGGTTGGTATTACAAACCCTGTACCCATTTCGGTCGAGGAGCCTGCAATAGAGAAAAAGGAAATCCCCCCGCGCTCCGATCTTCTTGACAGGATCGCCGAACTTGAAGCAGAAACAAGCGAAAAATCAGCAGAAATCGAAAGGCTTACCGCGAGGGTCGCAGACTTAACGGCGCAGGTCGAAACGCTGACAGCCGATAAAGCCGCTTTAGAGGCTGAGGTACAGTCGTTGAACGCGACCATTACAGCCCTGCAGTCTGAGGTCGACGATCTGAAAGCAGAGAAAGCGGAAACCGAAAGGCATATTGCAGAGCTTGACGAAGCAAGCGCGACGATCGAAATAGTATTACAAGGAGGCAGTTTATGAGCTTTACACCATTTGAAAGGATAATCAACAATGTAAACGGCGCGGTTGAGGTCATTGACGGCTGCAAAAACGCGCTTGAATCACGAGGTATTGATCTTGCGGAAAAAACGGCGTTTGATTATCCTGATATTATCGAAAATCTCCCATCGCCGCAGCTCAACCCCGTTACCCTCACCCGTAACAATGATACGGTCACCATCAACAACCCGTCAACAAACGGCGGTTTTGTGGGTAAGTATCAGCTATACAACGGCGAAACGCTGCTGCAGGAGATTACAGGTAATACGTTTTCGCTTATTGCTCTCGGTAAAGGAAGTTACGAGCTGCACGTTGTAGCGTTGGCGTCGTACTTTATCGACAGCATTATAAGCAATAAGATAAATGCAACCGTATATGAGATCACGCACGATCTCGAAAACCTTACGGCAGACAACCCTGCGGCGCTAATATCGAATGGTACAGCGTATAGCGTCACCCTGTCCCCCGCGAATGGCTATTACTTGCCTGAGGATATAATCGTCACGATGGGCGGTAAACCGTGCAGCTACGATTATGACAGCTATACGGGTGTTCTGTCGTTTGCTGCTGTAAATGGTGATCTCGTCATACAGGCGGCTGCACTTTCGGCTCCAAAATTACGCCGCCCGTCATTGTCAAGAGATGGCAGCGACGTGTTTATTGCACCGCCTCGCTATGCAGAAAACACAAAATTGTATATTGACGGCGAACTCAAAACCGCTTATACTGGTACTGATGTGCAAGTGTATGATATGTCTGATATTACCGAATACGGCATTTATTCTGTAACTGCACAATCAGAGGCGGAGGGCTACGATACCTCGGAAACGGCAATACTTGCCTATAAGGTGGGCGCTACGATCAAAATACAGGGAGATATTCTTACCGTTTTGAATGTTCGCAGCGGTATCACTTTCTTTGACGTGTATATTGACGATGTGCTTGTAGGGCGTGTCCGAAACAACGGCACTACCCTTGATCTTTCAGGGTATGCGGAACAGGTAGAGGACGGCAAGCACTTTGTCGAACTTAATGCGATCGGCGAGGGCGTTGCTGAGAATCGCAGTAATGCGGCTGCGTGGTTTTGCGGCACGGCGCCGATCTACGGTGTCAGCGGACTGTATAACAGCAGCCCTGCGCTTACCCGTACCGACGACGCGGTCGATCTTGATTATGTAATCAATGCTTCTACGGGCGCTGTGGATAGTGATTTCGATAGCGCTTTCCCGTGGAGCGAAGCCGAGATCGTCGAAGACGCGGCAGGCAAATTCCTCAAAATGCCTGATATGTATTTCCGCGTCGGTGTCGATAGCGAAAACCGTATCACCGATATTGCCGTATCTGCTATACCGTCTGGCGCAGGGGATTGGTACGAAGTGCCGAGCTTTATGTATGGGTGTTACGGCGCGAGTGTTGCAAACGGCAAAATGCGCTCAGTATCAGGCGTTGAACGGAGAGTTAACGTCAATAGAGCTAATTTCCGTAATTACGCTGCCGCAAACGGCGACGGGTACACGCAACTCGACTTGTATCATCATACTGTTATGATGTTCCTTTGGTGGATCGAATTTGCCACTAAGAACTCACAGGCAGTAATGAAAGGTCGTGAAGCGAACAGCGGAACGGGCGGCGGTACAAGTGTCTGCGCTGCAGGCGGTACAGACGGCTTAGAAACGCCGTCAGGCTATGAAACTATCCGAGGTCAAATGCGTTGGCACTATATCGAGGACTTCACGGGAAATCTCCTTGAATTTGTTGACGGCATAGTGATGAATACATGGGTAACTCCGTATACAGCAACAGCAAACAGAGCAGCATATTCTGACAATGCAGAAGATATGGAAACATTATCGTATAAGTCACCTGCAGGATCAGGTTGTATAGCGGCTTATGGTTGGGACAGCGATCACCCATTCTTGTGTATGCCATGCCTTGTGTCTGGCGGCAACTATAACACTTATTTTTGCGATCAAATAGCCAACCTTTCAATGAGCAATCCCGTGCTTTATGTCGGCTCCTACTAC